TGGGGGGTGGTCAGGTCAACTACTATCATCGCCCATGCTTCCTTTCCGAGTTATCCACAGGTTTTGCGTGAATTTTTGGTATATACTTCGTTTGTCGGTTGCAGAAAAACGCGCCGATACAAACTTGATAACTTAGGAGAATGACAATGGCTAAAAAGCAAACGCTGTCCATTTCAAAGTATGTTGCGGAAAAGACAAACTCCATCCGTGACATTCGCGAATCACTCACTCGCATCAAGCAAAACAAGCAAGCATTCGATGTTGCGTATGCTGCAATTAATCTTGTGGCAAGTGCTGCTCAGTCTGATAACAAGGTTTATTTGTCCGCTTCCCCCGAAGCATATTATCGGTGGGATGGTGGTATCGAAATGTCAGTGTTTGCAAATATTCAACTCGAGCAAGTAACCTCACTCAAGGAAGGGTTAGTACCTACAGTTCTCGAAGTGGCAACTAAGGCAGGTTTCGAATTTGATATCACACAGGATTATGCGTACGAGCATCATGCGTCACGCGATTTCAAAGCATTTGGGCATTTTGCTGGAGTACGTGTCAGATTGGTAATTACTGCAAGTTTGGCAATGGACGCTGAGAACTGCCGACGCGTCAAGGTCGGAACCGAAATCAAGGAAGTTGACAAATACGAAATTGTTTGCGATTAAACAACAAGCCCGCGAAAGCGGGCTTTTTTCGTCCAGCCTTAACTACTATCATCAGTTCTCGTTGACATTACTTTTTTGGCACCATGCGACGCGCGGCGTAACTACTATCATCGACTGTGGTGATAATCCCGTGGGATTAGCGATCTTTGGTTGACAAATTACATGGGTGTGATAATATGTGGGTGTGGTGACAGCACATTGTAATTTTCTTAACTTGTTTACTAAGGAGAAACACCATGTCCAAAACGACAACAGTTGCCAATACCGAAACTCGCAACGCCGATATCGGGTTACTAATTAAGCAAGCTGGCAAGGCTGCAGATTCAATGTTGCAGAAATGCAAAGAAGCTGCAAAAAAGGCATCAACGCAATTAAATCCTTCGTTGCCATTAGCGCAACGCATTGAATCGGTTGTTCTTTTGTATACAGAGGATTTCAAGCAAGCCGGACATAACGTCAAAGCATTATTCAAGGATGCACTAACGCTACATGCTGCAGCGCAAACTCCGGTGTCGGTTGAGGTTATCGGCAAAGACGGCAAAAAAGCGGAAGAGCAAACTACTGCGGAAAATGCAGCAAGCTTGCCAAAGCATGCAATGCGCGAAGCTGCAAAACAGGTAAGAGAAGCGCATGGCATGGCACGTAAGCCAGCGGCTAAAAAGCCAGCGGCTGAAGTTACCAAAACGGAAACTGCTAAGCCTGATGTCAAAACGGAAAGTGACCAATTTTCCGAATGGCTTGGTCAGATTGACGATTATCTAAAAGACAGTGTTTTTCACCAGCGCATTGTTGCTCACTTGATCAGCTTAGGTTATAACTTAGGCAAGGCAGCGACAGGCCGCGTAGTGCAAGGCAAGGCTGCAGCATAACGCTCCCCCGCCCGCGAAAGCGGGCGCTTCACCCGTGTTACCTAAAAGGTAACACGGGATTTTTTTGTCCAGAAAAAACCTTAATACAATAACTACTATCATCGCACTTCATTACTATCATGAGTTGCCGACGTTGCTTTTTTGATAACGCGCTAATCCCATGGGATTATACGAATGAACGAACGAACGACCGTTCGTTATCACTCAAACTTATATGATGCGGCGCAATAAACGAATAACCCTATTCTTGACCAGTTTATAGGTATTCTAGATTGATAACTATTGAGGATTGCCAATGATCATACGCGAAGTGAACACTATTTTAGATTGGAAAAATGACCCCAATCTACAAGTTAAACAAATATGTTGTCGATGGTTTACGTAAGTGCCTGATTCTGCAGGATTGTTGCAACACAACATAGTTTAAAAAGTTGCTATATAAATAAATTAGTCTTTAGATTGGAAAAATATAAGACGAAAATTTCCAAACTGCATTTATTCCCTTGCTGCAACAGCCTGACTCTCTCAATCTAAAATTCCCCCCAAGAAATTTCTCTCTCTTACCCAAAAACCAAACTAATTGACTAAAGTCATAAATTTCAATAACTTGCGCGCGCCCGCCAATCTAAAATTGCATCTAAAGCAACACAATCTAAACTAATTTCCAATCTAAAACCGCCCTCCCCTCTCGCTTGACACGTGGCCAACAATATGCTATAATGTTTGTCAAGTCGCAAAACCCCGATCTAAACTTGACCAATCTAATATTGATTTTTCAACAACACATTTGCGACCGACCTAATCCCACGGGATTAACCAAAACTGCACTATATTGCATACACTCACATAACGGAGGTGCATAACACGACAGCCCAAAATAACTGACTCACTCGTAACTAATCCCATGGGATTAGCGGAACCAACGCAACACCTACTCAATTACTTACAAAGGTGACAACATGATACCAATGCAATACACAACCCCAACGGAACGCTTTCACGTTTCCAGTTATGGCAATGGGTGGGCGTATGAGATTGTTTGCCAGACCACAGGCGATTCGTTATGGTTTCAAGACCACGACGCGGACACCGTGAGAAGCGACACCGCAGACTTCACTAATGAAGATGCGATCAACTCATACTTTGAACTACTTTGCGAATAGGGGAACCTGCCATGACATTCTTTAACAGCTACCGCACAGGGTTGCGGGCGTTCATCATCAAAACCCGTGACGGACATCCAATCGGTTATCTGTGGGCGCAGTCACGTCTAGCAGCAATCAACCGAGCAGCACGTCTTGCAGGTGAAGGGGCAACTGCGGAGTTTTTCGGTTTTGACTTCGCCCCATTGATAAAACAAAACTAATCCCATGGGATTAAACAAACGACTTACTTACTCAGGAGAAACATCATGGCTACAAACCACGACGTTGCACAACGCGCAGTCAACTGGTTGCATCTGAACGGTGACATATTCAACGACCCACAGAGCACCATGCCGACCCGCGACGAGTTGCTGGAATATCCCATCAACCAATTAAACGTGCGGCACTACGCCGAGCGCATGGCGCAGGCCAAACTCAACAACGTACGCAAACTGGCAACAAAGACGTTCGGTGTATACCAAGTGCATGATAAGCACAGGAAGCAGATATTTACTGAATCCGGCGGTGTGTTCTGGCCGGTGGTTGTGGTGCAGAGTTATAACGCCAAGATTGCCAACATAGTTATCAATATGTACACACGCAAAGTCGAGCTATGGTTGACCCAGCATTGGTACAGCAGCACGACCGACCGACACATGAGCAAAGTACGTTCAGCGTTCCTGCATGCAACGAGGTACAACAACGACACCACAGGCACAACCCTGTACCGTGATGCAGAGATATACGAGACTTACGCCGTGGAAACCCAGACAGACCGAGTATCTTCGGCCACGTTGCGCGCACACATCGAGATAACTAGAACAAAAGACATCTTACACACGGCGATCAATCCCAAAGTGCATGAGCCAACGCGCAGGGGGGCGGTCACTGCAACGTCTTGGCGGCTGCAGACGCTGCGCAGGCACTTGGCCTACGACACACCGTACGACGATGGGCTTTTTACGACACACCACGTTACATTTTTCCCAACATCGCCGACCGGGGGGAAACTGCGCATGGATGCACTGCAGGAGATCGACGCGATGCTTGCGTTCACGACACGGCTGACGCAGACTGATGCCAACCCCGTGCCCATCGCAGACTTGCGGGCGCAGGTGGAAGCGTACTTCGCACTGGAGGGCAACCATGGATGAGCACGACTGGATAGGGGTGTTTTGCGGTATCGTGCTGGCAGGACTATTTGTCCTGCTGTACGGCGGGATTTTTCACTGACATACGGAGATCATCATGACCATGAGAAGCATCGAAGCGCAGCGCGAGTACGAGGAAGAGTCACGCGACGAGTTCAACGCAGAGGTGGAGCAGCTAGTGCTAAACATAAGCCACGTGCTGCATGACAAAGAGTTATCAGTCTGCCTAGCGTCGCTCGCCGCTGTGATGGTGACCGTTGCCAAACAGCTACCACTGAACGACGACGAGGTTAATCCCACGGGATTAATTGCCGACCTAGATAATTTCATCGACCCACGGGAGAACTGCATGCTGGCGGTGCTGTCCGCAGCATGGGATAGCAACGTGATAACGCCCACCCTGAACTTACAGTGAGGAAACCATGAACCACATATTACATACCACGACGTTTGTACACCCAATAACTGAACGGGAATATACCGTGAAGATCACCCGTGATGACTGCTACGGCGCGCCGCACGACGAGCATGACGGGCATGGGGTGGTGGTGCGGCTAGACTTCGACCTCGACAACTATGACCCCACCGAGGACGAACGCCCCGACGAGGAGAAGATGCGCATGGCGCTGTATCGCAAACTCGGGCCGTCACTCCATACATGGGATCACATGTACTACGACTACATCGGGTCAATCCAGAGAGCCATCAGCGAATGGGGCTGCACCATGGCTGACGCACCTGCTGCTGTCGAGCAGGACTACAGATACCTGCGCGGGTGGTATCAGGGCGAGTGGGAGTGGTGCACCATCGAGGCGACGACCATCGTGGGCGGGGAGAAATTTACCAACGCCATCAGTGGGTACGAGAGCACCATCATCCATGACCCCGACCAACTGCACGACGTGCTGCGTGACGTTACCCACGACATCGAGCACCAGATAAAACACAAGTACTACGCAGGGCAACTGGAGCTAGCCTTTTACGCTTGACAAACTACGGGTAATATAGTATAATGTTGTTAATGGCTGATAGACACAGCCCAGTGACGTAGCAACCGCAGCACTAATCCCATGGGATTAACCAAACTCATTTACTTACGGAGGACATCATGAGTATCAAAGATCACGCATTGCTTGTGTCGTTGACGGTGAACAAACCGCAGATGACGCAGAAGGATGACAAAGCGACAACAGACGCCGAGCTAGCCAACAACGCGCACGGTGCTGGGCAATACCGCAAGGATTTATATCCCAAGCATTTGGTGCAGCCCATACTGACCGTGGAGAGCGCAGCCCGTGCATACATCGAGTCAAGTACGTACATGTGGAGTCGTGGACAATACCTGCTACCAACAACGCGGTTCATGGCGGTGGCCGACCGACTGTCCAAATTCGAGGTGGAGTTCAACCAGTGCGTCACAGCGTTCCTGAACAACTGGGCGAACGTCATGACACAGGCACAGCAGTCACAAGGCGCGCTGTTTGACCCCAACGCGTACCCAGACCTGACCAAACTGAAAGAAGCGTTCCGGTTCCGTGTCATCTACACACCAGTAACAGATGCAGGTGATTTCCGTGTCCAGTTGCAAGAGGATGAGCTGACCCTGCTGCGCCAACAGACTGAAGCGGCGGTGCAAGAGTCCATGACGGCCATACTGAAAGAACCACTCGCACGACTGCGCGAAGCGTTGTCAAAGTTACACGAGGTTGCGGGCAGGGCTGACCGTACGGTGCTCAACAAGCGCACAGGTGTGGAGGAAGTGCGGCCACCGATTTTCCGTGACTCGGTGTGTGAGAACGTCATCGACGAGATCGCACTGCTGCATGACTTCGCGGCCATGCTACCGGATAACATACTGCAGGTTGCCCAGACGGTGACTAATGTATTGCCACGCCCACAGGAGTTACGCGACAACCCGGAGAAGCGAGACATCGTGCGCAAGCAAACCGATGCGCTGCTGTCCGTCATCGACACCATGCTGGAGGATTGAATGCATCCGAACAAACTCAACGACTCAGGCTACGCCATGATCGAACAGTGCGACCGCGTTGTGCTGCCTGTCGAGGTTGCTATGCAGGTGTTCACTTTGCTATGTCAGGGCGATAGGGTATCCTACGACTGGCAGACCAAGACGTACCGGTATGACCGTGAGTATCAGCCCACACTGAAGATGATGAGCATTAAAGATTACGCAACACTGTCCATCGCAGAAGAGTAGTACCAAGCTAATCCCATGGGATTAGTCACACAACCAAACTTGTTAACTTAAGGAGATTTACCATGCGTATCCAACACGTCACCCCTATCCTCGTCAAGCGTTACATGAACGCCAACACACGCAAGCGCACCGTGTTTTTGCGTGGGCCATCGGGTATTGGCAAGTCTGAGGTTGTCTTTCAGACCAGCGAGTTACTCGCCGAGCACATTCCCAACTGGCAGGGGGTCATTGATCTACGCTTGGCACAGATGGAGCCCACTGACCTGCGCGGTGTGCCGTCGGTTGTCGAGGGGCGTACCGTGATGAACCGGCCTGACTATCTGCCATCCGAGGGTGCGGGCATTCTGTTTCTCGACGAGATCACCTCAGCACCACCGTCAATCCAAGCGGCGGCGTATCAGCTAGTGCTCACACCAGAGGACTACGGTATCCCTGACACATGGATGGTCATCGCTGCGGGCAACCGCAAGACTGACCGAGGTGTGACGTACAACATCGCAGCACCGCTGCAGAATCGTATGTGCGACATCGAGGTATCTACTACGCTGGATGACTTCACCAACCATGCTGTCAAGTACATTCGCCCAGAGATTCTGTCGTTCCTGCGCGACCGCCCTGACCTGCTGCACAAGTTCGAGCCGACCGGTGATATCAAACCGTTCCCATCGCCACGCTCATGGTTCGCTGTGTCGCACACACTTGACCTCGACCTGCCAACGCAAGACCGTGTGGAGCTGATCAAGGGTGACATCGGCGAGGAAGCAGCACTCATATTCGAGACGCACCTGCGTGTGTACGAGACAATGCCGCGCCTTGACGACATCCTCAGTGGCAAAGATGTACCAGTGCCGAAGGAACTCAACGTGCGCTATTGCGTAGCGATGGGTCTTGCTACCCGTTTGTCTGCTGATAACTTCGACAAGGCGTGGAATTTCCTTGAGAAGATGCCCGGAGATATTCAGACGCTGACCATCAAGCTAGCGTACAAGCGTGACAAGTCACTGACTAGCAGCCCTGCGTATACCAAGTGGGCGGTTGCCAACCAAGCAGCATTCTCACGCGCATGAGATCGATAGGCACACATAACGGCGTAGCGCCTGTCTTGGAATGGGAATACGCTGACCGTGACAATGTGCTGCATACATCCAACACGCTGTGTGCCACGATTGTGTGGCGCAAGGAATCATGGGGGCCGAATGGTACACAACGCAGAGCAGTGCGCGCAGCGCCATTCGCCTACATACGCAGCGTGGGATATAACCCCGATGGATTGTTGTTCACCACGGGTAAGTATCTGGTAACTAGTACATCGTTCGACGCAATGCGTGAGTTCGACAGCATCGAGGATGCCAAGACCTACGTGGAATCTATATTTGCAATGGAGACAACATGAGCACACTTACATGGTTTGAAAACTTCGACGGCGATGCGTGGATAGGCCACGTACCACCTGTAGAGAATGATGTGTACGGTATCGTGCGCAAGCTACGACAGCCCGGGGGATACATTGCCATCATCAACCGCAGCCTTGACGTAGAGTTCTTCGAGTCACTGGAGGAAGCCAAACTTTACATCGAGTCCATTCATAGTTTAGAATCAAGCTAATCCCATGGGATTAACCCTACTCATTTACTTACGGAGGTTTTATGTCATCACATGAGAAGCGCATCGATCTTGCATACAGCAAGCTAGGTCTACGCGAGCCATTCATCGCTGCAGTTATGACACGCGTCAAGCGTGAGATCACCACGTCTATACCCACTGCAGCCACCAACGGTAGCGTGTGCAAGTACAACCCTGACTTCATGGACAAGTGGGATGACGAGCAGTTGTTCGGCCTTGTGCTGCACGAGTCATGTCACGTTGTTCTTATGCACATGTGGCGCAGAGACGGGCGTGACCCATCGCTGTGGAACTACGCCAACGACGCGATCATCAACGCGTACATCAAGTCACGCGGGTACAAGCTACCCGATGGCGGTGTGCATGTGAACTGGGTACGCGACGAGCACTCATCCGAGTATGTGTACGACAAACTCAAGAAGCAGCAAGATCAAGAGCCACAGCGCGGTAAGGGTGGTAAGGGTGACGGCGATGGCGACGACGATGCACCACAATCTCCTGCCGGTGGGTTCGACGGTAGCGGTGACTTGGAAGATGCCGTTGACGAGGCGACACGCACTGACATGGAAGCGACCATCATTGCTGCTGCACAGATGGCGAAAGACTGCGGGCATGGGTCTGCGCTCATCGACCGTGTGCTCGACAACGTGGGCAAGTCCAACGTACGCTGGCAAGATGTTACTCGCTCGATGATGACTGAGAGTGCTGCTGCTGACTACACGTACCTACGCCCATCACGGCGCTTCATCGGTGCAGGGTTGTATCTGCCATCGCTACGCACTGACGCGCTCGGTGGTCTTGCCATTGGCTTCGACACATCAGGTTCGATGGGGCCACGTGAGTGCAACCAGATCGCAGCCGAGCTACAAACTATCATCAATGACCTGCAGCCCGCGTTCGTCGAGGTTGTGTATTGCGACAGCAGCGTGACGCACGTCGAGCGGTTCGAGCGCGACGATGAGCTTGTACTGCACCCGAAGGGTGGCGGCGGCACACGGTTCAAACCTGTGTTCGATCACTTCGCTGACAGCGGTGAGCACTACTGCGGCATGATCTTTTTCACTGACATGGAAGGCGACCTCGATGAGTGCGACGAGCCAGAGTACCCAGTGATATGGGCTGACATCGGCAGATCACACCCAGACGCACCATTCGGTACGCGTGTCGAGGTAGCGTTATGATTTATTCAACAACTGGAGAGTCTTATGGCGACAAATGAACGCGAGATACTGAACCGACTTGTTCGTATTGAAAGTAAACTAGTGCGCGGGTTCGAGGAACTGGGCGTTAACATCGACATTGAATCTGACTGGATTACAGTTGATGATGCGACACGCACGGTGTACATTTCTACGCTCGGGCGGTCGCTTACTGTGATGTTAAGTGACATGGTGCGCTTAGGCGCGAAACAAATTGGTAAAGACTACGAGATTGTTCACAAGGGCACTAACGTCGGTGTGATTAACTTTAGGCCAACAACCTAATCCCATGGGATTAACTTATTTACGGAGAAATCATGAGACTTGTAGCCGTTGCCAATTTACTCAAACAAAGCAAGAGTGTGCTTACTAAAATCTTTGCCAACCCGTCGGCGTACGTTCTTGCTGAGCAAGAGTTGTACGACGCACGACGATACCTGCTGATGAACCAGTCCGCTGCGGATTATCACCTGCAGATGACTGTGTTCTACCAGAACTCGATTGATCGACTAGAGAAGTATCTAGAAAAACAGAGAGGAACCAAGCTGTGAACGTCAAAGATGAAGCAAACAAGATGGCAGATCGTCTACGTGAGTACCCACGTGGCGAAGAAGACTTAGACACTGCTACGATGCTAATCAAACTTGCTGATGTGTACACGGTGGCACGTGAGCTTGCTTACGCTAAGTCGCATGAGCACAGGAACGCTACGTATCAAGCGTTGGTTGACTTAATAAAAGGCAAACCTGTAGACTGATGGAACTCTATAACTTGATTACTTTCGCTGGTGGTGTGTTGGTTGGTATAGGTGTGACATTGTTGATCACCTGTGCCGCCTTCGCCTACTGGATATTGAGGGATTAACTATGAACTTACTTGACGCGATCATTAAAGAATTCGAATTAAAGAACGACGCATACCTCGCGAAGAAGTTGGGGGTTATGCCGTCACGCATTAGCAAGATGCGGCACGGGAGACTGAGCGTTACTGACTCATTCATATTGGTGGTGTACGACAAGACCGGCTGGTCGATTGAACGCATCCGTGAAGAGATCAAGAAAGGGGAGGAGTCACTGCTATGAACGATACTAAATTCTGCACGAGCTGCCAGACAACCCAGCCACTTGCTACGGGCGAGTTCAAACAAACCAAGAGCATCCGTCGCTGGATATGCAGGGGTTGTCTAGACCACAAGTACGAGAGCATCTACAAAAACAGGAACCCACGCCCTGCGCATGCACCGAGAGGTTCGTTATGACTAGAGATGACATTATCCGTATGGCGCAGCAAACCGGCTGGGACTTTGGCTGGGAAATGACGGTCGAGCAGGTTTGCGAGTTTGCCAACCTAGTCGCAGCAGCGGAGCGCGAGGCGTGTGCTGAGGTATGCGAACTGATGTATGACTATGGGTGGTTAGATGCAAAAAGGTGTGCAAGGGAAATCCGCGCAAGGGGAGAGGTATGAATTACCCGTTAGGTATGGTGCTGTTTGTAATCGGACTTGCTTGCTGGTCTTTCTTTATGGGGTTTTTGTACGGGATAAATTATGACAGAGGATAACGCAGAAGTAATGCCAAATATAGATTACATATATTCGGCGGTGATAGCGGACAGTGAGGCACTAGAAGAGGCAAAGATGACGTTAGAAGTCATTAAGAAAACTGATCCGGGTGTCTACGATGAAATGATTAACGACACGCTTTCACTAATTCGCAAAGCACTGAGCAGTTCTATCCTTAGTGTTGTCGATAGAATGGTCAAAGTAGAAGTAGAAATGGAGCGCGAGGCGTGTGCTGCGTTGTGCGACAAGATATCTGATGAGGATGGGTTCGAAGGCGGCTACGCAAACCGTTGCGCGTTCGCTATCCGCGAGAGAGGTGCGCCATGACTGACCGAGAACTAATGCAGCAAGCGTTGGATGCGCTGGTAGAAATACATCCGGGCAACATGACACCAATGGCAGAAGAATCGTGGAACAAAGCAATCGAAGCACTCCGCGCCCGACTAGCGCAGCCGTTACCTGAAAAATCCAAAGGCGCGTTAAGTCATGAAGAAAACAAGAGGCACAACAAAAAGATTCTGGACAAGTTCTATGAGGAGAACGCGCATCTTTATAAAGCGCAGCCAGAGCAAGAGCCGGTGGCGTGGATTTATTCTCACAAAGGTCAAAAAATCGTATCAATGAATTATGTTGCTGGTGTTCGTGCTATCCCGCTCTATACCGCCCCACCACAGCGCGAATGGAAAGGGCTGACGGATGAGGAAATGCGGTGTTTTGTTGATGATTTCTTGTCACCAGAAAAAAGCGCCCGTGAGGTGTTTAACGCCATCGAAGCCAAGCTGAAGGAGAAGAACAGTGGCTAAATTACCTTACACAATTACCATCTGCCCAGACGAGCCGAACCCTAAACAGTTCACGGCATTGACCCCCGCTATTGTTCGAGCCTTACGTTACACAAATGACTTAACGATAGACCAAAGACAGCACGTTTATCCGACAGCGCCACAAGCGATAACGCAGATTAACTGCCATAAAGATAAACCGCAAGGAGAGAACAATGACTGACCGAGAGCTAATGAAAATGGCGAACCGTATTGAGGCACTGGCATTTGAAATGAAAGCGCCAAACGCCCACACACCACAATTTGTCATGCTTGCAAATGAAATCCGCGCTCGCGCTCGACTAGCGCAGCCTGAACGCGAATGGCAAGGGCTGACGGATGAGGAGATGCACGAATGTGCAGGTGAATATCCTTGGACACCAACAGGATTGAAGTGTTGCAGAGCCATCGAAGCCAAGCTGAAGGAGAAGAACACATGAGTGACCAGCAGATGTACGTATTGGCAGGGTTAACGTGTTTAGTGCCGCATTTCCATCCTCGTGTGTCTTTGGTCCTCGGCGTGATGTTTTTATGTTTGGGGTTAATTGTATGAGATGCCCAGTGTGTAATTCCAGATCGACAGTCTTGGACACGCGCCAATTAAAATCTTACGTTCGAAGACGACACACTTGCGACAGTTGCCAAGCTAGATTTACGACGCATGAGAAGGTTGTTGATACAGGCCCTCTCAGAGCAGGGCGACGTACACCGGAGCACATGGCAGAGATGAGAGAGAAATCGAACAGATGGGGAAGAGATGAACTGTCCTGAGTGCGAGAGCAGCAAACTAAACATATACGATTCTCGGCATATTGGTAACCATGTAGTACGCAAGAGGAAGTGCTTAGCTTGCGACGAGCGGTTCTACACCATCGAGAGTTACATGTCAGAGGAACAACTGGCGGAAGTCGAAGCGATAAGACTAGGACTATTAGAATGAATATATACACAGTTGACTTCGAGACGTACTATGACAAGGACTACTCCCTGTCGAAGATACAGACTGACGCGTACATCAAAGACCCACGATTCGAAGTCGTGGGTGTATGCGTTAAATTAAATGACGAGAAACCTGTGTGGTTCTCAGGCACGTTCGACGAGACGCACGATTGGCTATGGGGTAACTTCGACTGGGCGAACTCCGCCGTGCGGTGTCACAACACCATGTTCGATGGGTTCATCATGACGCATCGATTCGGTATCAGACCGAAGCTGTGGATGGACACACTCGCGCAAGCCCGCATGCTGTACCCATACCTGCCATCGCATAGCCTTGCGTCGATGGCGAAATACTTTGGTCTTACCGACAAAGGCACTGCGGTGACGAACGCACTAGGCATACGCCGCGAAGCGTTTAGCCCGTACGGGCTGGAGCAATACGCAGAGTACTGCAAGCACGACACCAACTTGTGTGCAGAGATGGGCAGCAAGATGGATGAGTTCACCCCTGCGCTGGAGACACGCCTGATCGATATGACGGTGCGTATGTTCACTGAGCCGATGCTGGTGGGTGACATAGCCAAGATGAAGGAACTCCACCAGAACGAGGTAGACCGCAAGACAACCTTGCTGAACACCGCGATGGTCGAGCGGGCAGAGATCATGTCCAACGACAAGTTCGCCGCGCGCTTGGAGTCGTACGGGGTATCGCCACCCATGAAGGAGAGCAAGGCAACAGGCAAGCAAACCTTCGCGTTCGCCAAGTCAGACAAAGAGTTTACTGACCTACTTAACCATGACATACCCGAGGTACAGGCGCTGGTGGCTGCACGGCTGGGGGTCAAGACAACGATTGCCGAGACACGTGCGCTGAAGTTTGTCGAGATGGCAGAGCGTGGAGCCTTGCCGGTGTACTTGAACTTCTGGGGCGCGAAGACCACAGGGCGGTACTCAGGCGGCAACCAAGTGAACTGGCAGAACTTACCCGCGCGGGGTATCTCTGCGGGGCTGCGTGACGCATTGCTTGCGCCCGAGGGGCACACGGTACTGGTGGGTGACTCATCCAACATCGAGCTACGCATGGTCATGGCGCTAGCAGGACAGTGGGATGTGGTGCAGAAGTTGGCCGATGGCGTTGATCTGTATTGCGATTTCGCAAGTAAGTTGTTCGGCAGAACAATCACCAAAGCAGATAAGGCTGAACGGTTTCTTGGCAAAACCGCGATGCTCGGGTTACAGTACGGAGCGGGAGCCCCGCGCTTTCAGGAGATGGTCCGCCTTGCTTCTCGGCAAGACCCGAGTGTGCAAGAGATCGACATCAACCGTGCCTACGCCATCGTTGACTTATACAGGCAGGTTCACCCAGAGGTGGTGCAGTTGTGGGAGAGATGTCAGAACGCCATCTTGCCGGACATTGCGAACGGGTGTAGTCTTCTTAACGTCGATGTGAACGGTTGGTTCATCACACAGAAGAGCGGCTTCGGTCGCCCGGGTGAGCCGGGGGTGGTGTACCATGACTTGCAGTACAACCCACGTTCGAAGGAATGGACGTACCTGATGGGTCGCCAGCGGGTGCGCATCTACGGACCGAAGGTTGTAGAAAATTTATCGCAGCATGCTGCAATGCGCGTCGTTATGTGGCAGACTGCACGTATCAACGAGAAGTACCCAGTCAAGTTGTCGGTTCATGATGAAGCAGTGACGGTCCCCAAGACCGAAGAAATTACTCAAGCACGTGCGTACATGGAAGAGTGCCTATCGCTAGCGCCCAAGTGGTGCCGTGATAAGTTACCGTTAGCTTGTGAGACTGGGATAGGGAATAGTTATGGCGATGCTAAATAACATGGAGATGTAATGACCAAAGTAATGCCCTTGTCTTTCAGTAGGTTGTCTACGTTCGAGCAATGCCCTGCGCAGTTCGATTATCTGTACGTATCTAAACGTGTGGTTAACCAAAGCAACGAGCATTCAGACTACGGTGATCGAGTGCACAAGGTACTCGAAGCCAAAGGCAAGGGAGAGTTAGACGAGACAGCGCTATCCGCAGAAGGGCAGCAAACGATTGAGCGGTGGGGTGCGCTGGTTGACAAAGTTATTTCCAGATCGGGAGATAAATACTTTGAACACCAAATGGCAGTTAACCGAAATCTTGAGCCAGTCGAATGGTTCGCGCCCGATGTATGGATTCGTTCTATTGCCGATGTGTTGGTTGTTGATGGCGCAACGGCGTATTGCCTTGACTATAAGACGGGTAAGGTTAAGGAGAATCCGACGCAGCTACAACTATTTGCGGCAATGGTGTTCTGGCATTTCCCGGATGTACAGACGGTCAAAACGTCATTCATCTGGTTGAAGTTTGACGAAGTGACTAACTCAAAGTACGAACGTAGGTTTCTTGGCGCACTGTGGAGCGCACTGGAGCCTCGCTTTGACAAAGTGCAGGAAGTGATTAACCTCGGTGTGTTCGAGACAAAACCATCAGGGCTATGTCCTTGGTGCGCAGCTAAAGAAATTTGTCCTGACGCGAGACTGAAAGGGAGACGATGAAGAATGAAGGCGATGTGAAGAAGTTTGTAAGGGCGGTACTGAAAGATACACAGAAGTGCTACTGGTTTATGCCCCCCGCTAACGGGTTCGGGCGCGCAGGAATCCCAGACTTTGTTGGCTGGGTGAACGGCAATGCGTTCGCTATCGAGACTAAGTTCGGTAGGGGCGAGTGCACCGCCAATCAGTTACGTGAGATTGAAGCTGGCACACAAGCCGGTGCAAAAGTGTGGATTGTTCGAGAGACTTCTGCGGAAGCGTGGAAGTCAGAATTTTTAGGCTGGGTAGCAATATGCTCGTAATACCTGACAAACGTAAGATCATTATCAACAGCAATGAAAACAATGCGATCACGCAGTGCATTCCTCACGCAAAAACTTTTCACCATAACGGCGACGAGTTGCTTGCTATGCCTTATGGCGTGGACGAGTCTATGGTTCTTAGGAATCTTGGCTTTAGTGTTCCTCCACCTATTTCTCAGTACTACAGCTACCCGGGCAGGTTTTCGCCCATGGATCACCAGAAGGAGACAGCAGCTTTTCTTACCACGCACAAACGGGCGCTGTGTCTAAACGCCCCGGGCACTGGCAAGTCCATCAGTGCGTTGTGGGCTGCGGACTTCTTACTCGAAGAGCGGGCAGCGAAGAAGGTATTGATCGTCGCGCCGTTGTCCACGCTACAGGTGGTGTGGGGCAGAGAGATCATGTACAACTTCCCGCATCGCAGCTTCGTGATCTGCGTGGGTGGTAAGGAGAAACGACAGAAGCTGCTGTCGCAGACGGGTGTGCAGTATGTGATCATCAACCATGATGGGTTCACCAACATGCACTCGGACTTGAACGACTTCGACGTGGTGATCTACGACGAGGCGACTGCGCTTAAGTCACCAAGTTCCCAGCGGTATAAGATATTTGCTAAGTGGATGCAGAAGCACCAGCCTTGGCTGTGGATGCTGACCGGTACGCCCATCTCGCAGACACCAGCAGACGCATGGACACTGGCACGACTGATCGACTCGCCCAACGTACCGAAGAGCTACACCACGTTCAAAGACTTGGTGATGAAGAAGGTGTCTACGTTCCGCTGGGTGCCGAGAGAGGACGCGCTTGAGACATGCAAGAAAGTCTTACAGCCGTCGATCAGGTATTCACTGGACGAGTGCAAAGACTTGCCAGAGACAAACTTCATAGGCAGAAAGACAACGCTAACAAAACAGCAAGAGAAAGCGTTTAAAGAAATGAAAGACAAAGCCGTGACGGTGTTTGCGGCAGGTGAGGTAGCTGCGCCCAACGCTGCGGTTATGTTGAGTAAGCTGCTGCAGATTAGCTGCGGCGTTGTGTATGGTGACACCGGCCCGATTGCCATCGACGCGGCAGAGCGGTATAATACGCTTACTGAATTACTTGATGAGATCGGCGACAAGGCGATCATCTTCGTACCACTGAAGGGTGTCCAGTTGTGGTTGCGAGATAAACTTGTTGCTGATGGTTACGATGTAGCTATGGTTAACGGTGACACAAGCAAGTCAGATCGCAATCAGATATTCAACGACTTTCAACACACAGATAAACCCAAGATATTACTGGCACATCCGAAGGTAGCAGCACACGGTCTTACACTTACTAGAGCAAGAGATATTATTTGGTTCGCACCAATCTATTCACTCGAGCAATACGAACAGGCAAACGCACGTATTCGCCGGATCACTACGACCGGCAAAACAACTGTGTGGCACATCTACGCCACCAGCTTCGAGGCAGAGCTGTACCGCCGACTGCGCGCGAAGCAAAACACTTTGGCGGAATTTTTGACGCTGGTTCGTGGCGTCAACAGTGACGATTAAATAGTTAGGAGGTAGTATGAATTACGAACTCGCTGCAGAGCGGTATCTGCATGTGCGCGCGGAGATCGAAGCACTTGATCGAGCACACAAAGCAGACCGCGCTAAGTTGTCTTTAAAACTTCAGGCGCTGGAGAGTTGGTTTACAGCCAAGGCGCAGGAAGATGGACTAGACACGGTGAAAACTCCGTTGGGTACGGGGTACTGGTCAACGCACCACACGGCCACCGTTGCGTCCCGCGAAGCCTTCTTTAGCTACTGCAAAGCAAACGATACATGGGATATGGTCGAGGCCCGTGCATCGAAGTCTGGTGTGAAGAGCTACGTGCAAGAACACGGAACTCCTCCTCCGGGCGTTGATTTCTCGTCCACACGTGTGTTTAATTTTCGCAAATCTCAAAACAAGGAGTAAATAAATGGACAACCAACAGCCAAAAATACATGGGTACAGAGAGCTAAACGAAAAAGAAATAGCTGCGATTAACGACATAAAACATGCAGCGGAGCAGATAGAGATTCTAATTGAGTCGCTTGTAGCCAGACCTATAAACACTGACGCTAGGTGGCTAGCAATAGGCAAGACTGAATTGCAGCAAGGATTCATGGCGCTCACCCGTGCTGTAGCCCAACCAACAACTTTTTAAGGAGTGACTCATGAGCAACATAACCACAGTACCAGCGCACATTGCAGCCCGTATCGCAGCCCGCCAACAAGCGGGTATTAAATCTTCAATCACAGCCGCGCTTGTTAAAGACGGCGTAAACATCCCGCGTATTAGTATTCGTGCAGGGCGCTACCGCCTCGCAGAAGATGGTGTTGAGACTGTTGTCGGTACAGAGCTGGACACGATTATCGTGGGCTCAAACCCACGGGTATCCAAGGTGTTCTATGGCAAGGTGTTTGATGCCACGGCAACCGATGTCCGCCCAGATTGCTGGTCGAATGATGGCTTAAAGCCTGACGCTGCCGTTGAATCCCCAGTGCACACAAGCTGCGCTGACTGCCCGAACAATGTTCTGGGCTCCAAGATACTGCCGTCAGGGTCTAAGTCGAAGATGTGCGCAGACCAGCGGCACCTCGCAGTCGTACCTGCTGCGGACCCGACCAAGGTCTACAGTTTGACCGTGCCGGTGTCGGGCATGAAGGCGCTGCGCGAGTACGTCAAGGACTTGGACAACTACGGACTTGGCCCAGAGGATGTGATCACGGAACTTGGGTTCGACGACACTGCAAGTTATCCAAAAATTACGTTCAAGCGGAAGGGCTTTGTACCTGAGAAGGCATCCGACCGTGTGCAGGAGTTGATCGACAGTGAAGCTACCAAACTAGCAACACGCCAAATCTCTCCGAGACAAGCAGGTCCTGCGCTTGCTGCGCCGCAGAAGGTAGCTGCCATTGCTGCCCCAGCGGTTGATGAGGCGTACGAAGAAGAGGTGGTAGCAGCGGCACCTGTTGCCAAAGCACCAAAAGAGAAGCCTGCAGTTGCGCCTGTGAAAGCCTCAGAAGAATTGTCGGCTAAGCTCGACAGTCTATTCGACGAGTAATAGAATAGGCCATAACAATGCGCCCCCGCTTCGGCGGGGGTTTCTATCTGAGGGCACGGAATTGGATACTAAAAACTTTCTTACTCGCGTATTCGCCCAACAAAACGAACTAGTCATCTGCACACACAAGCCTGATCCATCAGGCCAGAATCCTCGTGGGTTCTTTTGGAATCGTGGCTCGTTCGCGAACATCGATGACGCAGTTACTGCGATTCACAAGTGGGATAAAGAAGCTGATACAACGCTGTACTTTGGCGTTGGTGCATTTGCAAACCACGGGTACATCGATGACAAGGGAAAACAGAAGTGGTACAGAACACAAGACAAAGCCACGTTGTTCAAAACACTCGCACTTGATTTAGACATTGGCGAAGACAAGCCGTACGCAACACAGAAAGATGGATGGACTGCGCTGAGAACAGCGCTAGATAAGATTGGTATGCCGACACCGATGGTGATTTCATCGGGTAGAGGATTGCACTGCTATTGGCCGTTGACTTCTGCGGTTGGTACTGCACACTGGGTTAAGGCTTCAACTGCGCTGCGTATCGCGCTCGAAGAGAACGGCGTGACAATCGACACGACGAAGATTCATGATCCGTCGATGGTGCTGCGCCCTGTTGGTACACACCACAAAAAGCAAACGCCGTGGAAGCTGGTCGAGTGCAAACTAGATTCACCTGACTTTGATCCGGTGCAGTTGTTCACGACACTGAAGCCATGGTTCGGCAAAGTAGCGAAGCTCGCACCGAAGAAAGCAGCACGTGGTGGTAGCAGTATCGCGGCTGCGATCATGAGTTCGAACGACGTACGCATCGATGTTGTCGCACAGCACTGCAAGCAGATCGCAGCGCTGATTGCTTCAGGTGGTGTGACGGATGCTGCTGGCATGGCGGTGACTGAGCCGTTGTGGCGGGGGTCGTTGGGTATTGCGAAGCATGCGGTTGATGTAGAGCAAGCTGTGATCATGTTAGCGGGCAAGCACCCTGACTTTGATTTACAAGACAGTCTCAACAAGATGGCGGGCTGGCGTGGCACAGGTCCTACGACATGCGCGAAGTTCGAACAGTTGTGTTCTGAAGGTTGCAGAGGTTGCCCCTACAAAGGCAAGATCACTAGCCCTGCGCAGTTGACATCGACAACGGTAACAACCGTAGAGATCGCAGGCGAAGAGCCGGTAAACATCGAGTTGCCACCGTCCTACGTAGAGCGTGACGGCAAGATTTTTAAAGAAACGAAAGTTAAGACTGAGGCTAAAGACGCGAACGGCAACGCAGTTGACGTTGAAACTACTGACTGGGAACTCACATCGCCATACCCCATGCACATCACTGGGGTGTACAAAGATTTCGTGTCGGGCAAAACTACCTTCCGACTAGCGATCAAATACCCGATGACTGGGTGGAATGAAGAAGACCATGAGGTTGGTGTTATCGCTAGCATCGGCAAAGAGTTCTCTACGTTCCTATTAAATAGACAGGTGTTTAGCGTTAAGGGCGCAGGACTGCAGGAAAGACTACGGGGTTACTTGATGGATTACTTAACAATGGTGCAGAACCAGTCACCGACTGGTCTTGATTTCATTGCGTTCGGCTGGCAAGACGATGGCTCGTTCTTATGTGGGGAACAGATTATCGGCTCACCGACAGGCACTACAGCGCGTCGTTTGCGCGGCCCTGCTGCGCGGTATTCAGAGATCATCAAGACGCACGGCTCCCGCGATGAGTGGATTGCAGCGATGCAGATGCTGAACCATCAAGGCACACAGACACTGCGCTCGGCTGTGCTGCTGGCAACGGCAGGTATTGTAGGCAAGGTAGCAGGCAACGCGTGTTTGGTTGTGTCGATCTACTCAACAGAAACAACGACAGGTAAGTCGCTCTCGCTGATCGCTGCGAATAGTTTGATCGGTACACCGCGCGACCTGATGATGAATAAGAACGACACATCTAACGCGCTGTACAAGATTCGTGGGGTTCTGAATAACTTACCGTGCACCATCGACGAGCTGACCACTGCAGATGACAGCGACATTGCTGACATGGCTTATGACCTGAGTCAGGGGCGTGAGAAGATCGCGATGACTAAAGAACGTGAGCTACGTGAGCCTGTGAAGTGGGATGGGCCGACACTGATCACGACCAACTTCTCGCTGCACCACAAGTTCGACAACGTGCGGACAAGCAACGATCCGCTCAAGGCACGTACGCTGGAACTGCACCACCACGATAGATCGTTCATCTTGCCGGACGAGACAGGTTCGAGCAACGGCTACCGGTTCTTTGATATGGTCGCTAAGAACAACGGCTGGGCTTATCCTGAGCTTGTGAGCGAAGTCATTGAGATGGGCGGACCTGAGATAGTCTGGGAGCGTGGCAGCGCGGCGTTCCTGAAGAAGTTCAATTACATCTTCGAGCCTCAAGAGCGGTTCTTCCGCACCAGCATTATCGGCGCGTGGATCATGGGCAAGATCGGTGCTCGGCTCGGGCTGTTCCCGTTCGACATTGATGGGACAATCCAGTATCTACTAGCCCACGTGACGAAGATTAGAAAAGAAATGGCTGACTCACGGCAGGATGTGTTCGACACCATCGGGCAGTTCTTGCAGGAGCACAACGACCGACTGATCGAGGTCACCGAGGTGTATGGTTCTGGCAAAGAGCAAGTGCGGATTCCCGCTCCTGAGCGCGCTGTGGCGCGCCTGAAGGTGGTCTACGACAGCGCAACCCCAGTCATGCCCGGAAGCGTTTTGGCGATCAACCTGACGGCGTTCAAGCAGTGGCTGAACAAAACTCAGGACGGGCTAGACCGCGTGGTGCGGGAACTGGAAGCTAGTAACGCATTGATCTCGGCAAGGGAGCGGGTTACCATATTCAAGGGGTGCACTAACAGAAACCCCGGGCAGGCGCATTGCATCATTGTTAACGTCAACCATCCTCGGTTTGTCGATGCGATCACCAGCACAACGGCACGGCAGCAGAGCCCCGTTACGTTGGCAGTACTGCAAGGCGCTGCGAGCTAGGAGGCATCATGCCACGGAACTATAAGACCGAGTACCAGAACTACCAAGGTACGGAAGAGCAAAAGAAAAACCGCGCTCAGCGTAACGCAGCGCGGCGGGAAATGGAACGTAAGGGCGCGGTGTCGAAGGGCGACGGCAAAGACGTTGACCATAAGCGGCCAATCGTCAAAGGGGGCGGCAACGGAAACGGGAACCTACGTGCAGTACCCGCCTCCGCCAATCGCTCATTCCCAAGAAACAAACGAGCCGGGATGAAGTAACTACTTCTTGGCTTTTGATGAAGGTTTTATAGACTTGCCTTTCGAATGGGCGACCATCTTCTTGGCAGCAGCCTGTGAAATCTTCATCTTCTTGGCGAAAGCTGGATCGTGTGCCGCAGCCCGCATAGTGCGGGCTTGCTTTTCAGATGTGAACGGCATTACTTTCCCTTTTTGACTTTAGCCATTTCAGAGCGGACGATCCCACGGATCATCTTCTCCATCTCGGCCTGCTTAATTTTTTTCTTACGGTCTTCGATCTTCTCTTCCTGCTTATCGAGCTTCTCGTAGGCCGCGTTTTTCTTGCCGTTCATCATGCTATTTTCCCTTCGCCTTCATCATGCACATGCCCATCTTGGCGCACTTAGCTGGGTTGGGGCAACCTTTGCAGGGCTTGAACGCTACTGGTTTAGTGGCTTTAGCTTTCATTACTTTCTCCTTGCGGCTCTCATGTTATCCACGAGATTAGGGTAAGGACGGCCAGCTTTCTTGGCCGCTGCTTTGGCTGAAGCCTTCTTTGCAGGCGACAGTTTCTTTGGCTTGCCCAGAGACTCTGGGCGGGGCTGATCCCATACAGGCTTTTTCATATTAGCACTTCCATGCACGAAGAGATTTATTAATGCGGCTGTTCGGATCGTTAGCGGTTTTCTCGCTCGTTAATTTCTTCTTCATCCCTTTCATTCGGGCACAGAATGAATCACGACGAGGACCGCCTTCAGGTTGCGGTGCCTTCAGCCCGGGCTTGCCGGGGTTAGCTGCGTTGTAAGAGGCACGACCCTTAGCGTTCAAACCGCCCTTGGGGTTCTGCCCTTCCTTGCGTTGCCACGCTGGTGTCTTAGCCATTACTGAACGCTCCCATCGTCAAGTTCTTCGTCAAGTTCTTCACCACGTACTTCAGCAATGCGGCGTTCCATGCGCTCCCGCAAGACTTCCAACTCTTCATCCAACTCGTCGTAGTCAGGGTACCCTTTGCGGTACTCTTCCTTCTTGGCCTTGCGCATAGCGGCCTTGAAGTCTTTCTCTACGCCCTTGACTACCTTGTCTTGGATAACCATGGACTCGTCAATATCGTAATCATACGCTTTAAGCCCCAGCATCCTAGCAAAAACTAAGTTGCTTGGCATAGCACCAGTTTCACCGGCTTTTTCATCAAGAATATCTTTGACCTTAGCCCAATTTTTGCTGGACACCATGGGCGGCATAGCTAGGTCGTATGCGTACTTGCCGGAGTTAACTAACTTATCCCACTCTGAGTCAGTAGGTTTATGAATCCCCTTGCCTGTATATGGGTCTACACCATAGAGAAGCCCAGCAGCGGCAGACAGAAACGGCCCACTAGGAGTTAGGGCAGCGGGTATCCATGACTGCCCAGCAGGGCCCATTGGCAATCCTTTAGCTAACGACGCGAATGGTATGTAATCGCCTAGCTTGTAGTACACGGGGTTTTGCGCGTCACCGAACGGCAAGCGGATAAACATGTGTGGCCCCATGCCGAAGAACATGCGTTCACGCATATACTCAGGGCCAGCTTTGCGGAGTTCTTCGTCGTCATCCCCTGCCATCGCAGCCATCGCCACTTCGATGAAGTAGTACGCAGCGAGAACATTAGCAATCTTCCATGGCTGATGCAGCGCCATGCGGGCAAGCACTGGAGTAATTGCGTAGGTCCATGACACGAACGGCATTACAGACTGCCGAGCGATCTTTACTGCCTTAGCGTCGATGTCGTAATCCAAGAACGCTTTGCGAGCGAACGTACCTGCGGCGCGCAGTTGCTCAGGGGTAGCCGTTGCCGTGCCTTCGAGGTTCTGCAGGTCACCAGCTTTGGTCAAGAACGCAGCTAGACGGAAGATGTTATCTTCAGCAGCATAGGTTTCTGTTGCTGCGTCGTCGAACTTTTTACCTGCTTTAGCGGCAAGCTGCACGACCATCTGTGTTTTAGACTTCTCATACCCAGCAAACGCAGAGAGACGTTTCAAGAGCGAAGACTCACCGTCCGCGCCCATGTTTTTGCCCCATGCGTCGTATAGTGCTTGCTTAACTTCTACGCTGGAGTAGTCACCTAACATCGCGCCAGAGTTAATAAACGCTGACATTAGATCAAGTTCTGCCTTGCTAAGTTTGCTCGGTGATAATTCATATAGGGCAAAAAGCCGAGCGGCTTTGCCGATGGTAGTCACCGGTATGTCGTGCATCATTGCCAACGTGATGTTGGACGCGATGTTTGTGATATGAGTACCGAGGTTATAGATCGTCTTCGACTTCTTAAACCAGCGCATTGTGTTGTTAAACACGCGGTTGTTAATGAACGGCTGACGATCCGACATATCCAACAAGGCACTCCATACAGGCCCGGGGATATACTTGCCACCCAGTTCTCCGTAAGTCGGTGTGGCTGGTAACTGCACCCATGTACCCGTACGGCGATACATGCCGATGATCTCAGGCGACTTTGCCATACCCTCGGAAACCCGCAGCACTTGATCTTCACGAACAGTGCGGCCAGTAGCTTCCTTGATGTCATCGAGATTGTTAAACGCCACAGACATGGCACTAGGCTTGCCGCCTTCGTAGCCGTAGGCAGCTAGGTTCTCGAAAATCTTTTTGCTAGCGTAGTTCACTGCAAGCGCGGACATGGTGTTGCGCATAGCATTGGCTAGATCATCAGCTTTCTTTTCCTCAATGGCTTGCTTAGCCGTCATGCTGGACGAGAAACGATAGCCACTGCTTTCGCTGAACTCAGAAATCCACCACTGCCGAGTAGCATCTACCTGATAACCAACAGGCGACTGCCGACCACGGCGCTCGAACTCACTGACGGACATATAGCCAGCAGGCTCAGGGCCAGTTCCGGGCTTCAAACCTTCACGCTTGAAGACTTGGTAGAACCTGCCATCGAGAATAGGATCGCCTTGCTCATTCTTCGACATCCACTCTTGGAAACCTTCGAGCGTCTTTTCACGGCGGTGCTTCAAGCCCATGACGCTAGTCAACTTTGCAGTGCCCAATGTGCCACGTGCGATCTGCTCGCTGCGGGTTGCGTATAAAAGCGCTTCAGAGAACTTGTTGTCACGGAAGAAAGCGCGCTCAGATGCAGGTAGTTCATTGACATACGCTTTGAACCACGTCAGCACATTATCTGCAGTGCGCTTTAAGACTTCTTGATCTGGTAATGTAGCTAGTGCGTTCTTATCACCATCCATATATCGCATAAGTGCGAGTACGTCGGCAGCAGGACGATTAGCGACGAAGTTCGCTAGCCTGTCCATTTGCATATAGCCAACGCTTTTGTTGACTTTGAAATCTTCGATCTGCTGCTTGGTGTATTCGCCAGCGCTGAAAGTCGAGTTGATAAGAATCAAAAAGCGCTCAGCCGCAGGGAAGTCTTTGCGGATCATGTCAGCGAGCTTGGCCGCGCTTTTGGATACTTTCTCAGCAACCCGCTTGTCCCAGCCCATAGCGTCAAATAGGAAACGAGAACTGACCGCATCAGGGGCGATTCGCTTAGTAAACCCGCGCAAATCTTGCGGCGTGATGCCCGCAGCTTGTTCAGTGCCTTTGTCGCTGGATACTGCAGCTTCAAGAATGTTGCCGCTGTCTGCTGAGAATGTGCCTTTGTTAAATGGCGACTTCAGTTGGTTCGATGAGTAAACAGCAAGGTTCTTACGACCACCTTCTTTGACGTAGAAACCATCGAAGTCCAGCGACTTGATTGCGTCCTGCACCACATCAGACTCGATAGTCGGCCAGTCACCTTCTTTGAGAAGCAGCGCCCGTCCGGGGTCTTTGCTCTTAATTTTCTGAACTATAAGCTCAACATGCTCTGGATTGGCGTAGTCAAACGGCCTTTGCGCGCTGACATACAACGGCATGATGTTGGCGTTAGATGGTAGATTTGCTTTTGCCGCTCTGTATATTGCTAGCTGGGTTTCAGATGGGAAGTCAGGTATTCTGTCAATTTCTGTTGTGTATACGTCTGACTTCAGATTGTTGATCATGCGGCGGAACTTTAGCCGCTGCATAAACGTCAGTCCTTCTTCCTTAGCCAAAGCAGCGAGTCCTGCTTGGCGAACCTTTTGCAACGATGCTGCGTCCAAGAACTCCGCTGGTCGATTCGCCATGTACGATTCAGATGAACCGGTAAACCGACGAGCGAACTCGGGGTCATCAGTTACGAAGATAGCGCCAGCCTGCTTTGGTTCGAACGCATAAATGTTAGCAGCCGTGCCGTGATACATAATCTTTGGCTTGCCCGCTGCGTCAACAACTTTAGAGTTGGCGAACCATTTCTTGAACGCCGTCGTGGCGATGTCCAGCATCGTTCCACGCATCTTCTCAGGCACCTGCTGCTCGGTCGTTGCGGCCTTGTTCAGCAGCGCGATGGTGTTTTCGAGAACGTCGTTGGCAACCGTGTTGCGTACGCCCAGCAAGCTCTGCGCAAGAGATACGATACGGTTCCACACATCTTCAATAGCGTTGCGCCACGTGCGGGCTTCTGCGTTCGGAGCGCTTGGTATTTGCTTCAACAGCGACTTGAAGTCTGCCAGCGTGTTGCCGTAAGAGATCAGTTCCAGCACCGCGTCTAGCTTAGCGTTACCTTTATCGCCTTTGCGGTTGACGATGCTGCGCAACACACCAATAACTTCCCCAGCTTTGGCTTTCTGCGACTCAGACAGGTTGGTCTTGTCGAGGTCAACTTTCAGCACCTTATCGAGTGACGCCATCAAGCGAGTAACTTCAGGTGCTTTCGGGTTCGAGTAGACCAACCACTGCAGACCAGCGTGTAGCGCCTCGTGCAGCGTCTCTTCTGCGGAAGCGTTCCTGTGGATGCGTACGGTGTCTGTCTGCGGGTCGTAGGACGGGTTAGTTACCTTGTCGTCGTCTGCAATCCACTCGATCTTTGGTTGGCGCGAACGGCGACGCAGCGCGTAGACCAGTGCGGTAGCGATTGTATTGGTGTAGGTAGGGCGGTTAAGTCCTCTGAAGTAGTTAAGAACACCCTGCAATCCCTTACCTTCTTCGATTCGGGATTTATATTTCTCAAACGCTTCGTCTTGCCGCGCCTTAAACTCTTCGTCAGTTTCTTTAGCTTTCTTTACGGTTACTGGCTTGTAGGGCTTAGAGGCTTTGCCTTTTGCAGCTTCTACAAGCGGAGGCTGCGCTTTTGCGCCTTTAGTAGCTTCGTATGATGGCCTAGTTTTTTCAGGCGACACCACATCGACTGCTTCTGCAACATCCAACTCACCGTCTTTGTATGAGCGCCATGCGCGGGATATCAACGAATCGACAATGATGTCGTATTCTTTTTGCGCTACTTTTGACTCTGGGTTTTTCTTCAGCGCAGCAGCCGCATCACGAAACCGCCTAACGTCAACCGGCTTCTGCTCACGTCTTTGTACGCGGGCTTTCATCACTGCAACCAGCGCTTCAGCGTTCATCTCGCTACCAGCAACACCTACTAATTCATCGATAGCGTTGCGTAGTTGCTGCCGTAGCTTAATAATGTTTTGGGTGATTTTCGCTGCTTCAGCTTCTGCTGCGGCTACCGTAGGTGCTCCGGGCTTAGCGTTAATGCGTTCGTCTTTGCCAGTAGCAAGCGCGTTGTCTTGCGCGGAAGATAGATCGCGGGACGCAAACAGTACACGTTGCGCTGCGTTGTACATCTGGCGCATAGTGCCAGTGTATTTTGCAGTTAGTTGTGGGTCAGCTTGAGCGCCTTGATCCGCGTAGACGATTGTTGGTGGGGTATCTTTTGGGCTGCGCAGCATTTGCACCATGCCTTTGTACACGCCCTGCGGCAAAGTTACCGTACCAGCAGCTTTACCTTTTTCGCTAGCAACTTTAGCTTCTAATTTGCTAAGAATATCGGCGATCTCTGCGGCCACATCGTCTTGAATAGGTGTGCTTTTCGCAATAGCAGCCGCAGCCTTAATCTCATCGCCACGTGTAACTTTGACTTCAGCGGGCGGGGTGACAGGCACTGCTGCTTTTGGCTTGCGGCCACGTTTAGCTGGTGCAGGTGGAGTAGGCGCTGCTGGTGGTGTAAAAGCCCCGGATGGGGTAGTCACATCCGGGGAAACACCGGGGAGATTGCCGGTGCGCGAAGGCTGTTCTGGTGGCAGGCGGTAAATACCTGCTTCATCTACAGTCACGCCCGGGACACCTTCGACCGGACGTTGTGTTGTAACTTGCTGTGCTGGGGCGACAGGACCACCCAACCCACGCGGCATCGCACGACCTAATTCGGCACCCGTATCTTCTGGTGCCATGGTGTAAATGCCAGCGCGATTCTGGAAAATACCGGGGGCTACTTGCTCACCAGTCTCAACTTGCTGTGGGGAAAACCGCCATACGTTTGGCGAGAGCGGATCGTCGGCTGATCTTCTTATGTCAGCAAGAATATCTCGTGCGGTTTTGTCTGTGCCACCTAACAAATCTTTGGGGGCATCTTCTCTGCCGAGCTGAGCTTGTTGCTGCAGCAGTTCGCCCATGGTCAGTTCACGTTCGATAACGGAACCGTCATCCAAAGTCATAAGTGAGCGCTGCCCACTAGGCTCGTTAAATGCTTCTTCAAATTGCTGTATGTAAAGCTCTTCGTCTGGGCGCTCTGCGCCTATACCGAGTCTTTCATCGATACCAGCCTGAACTTCTAAGGACTGCACCGCCTCTGTCATCCGGCGGAGCGCATCAGTTCTGCGGTCTTCTAATTCAATCTGTTCTTGTGTCCAACGACCAATGTCACGCGGGTCAACGCCTTGGCGTTGCGCTTCCACATTAACAGCAGCGATAGCCTGCGCGCGGACTTCTCTGGGAACTGCTGGGTCATCAGACAGAGCTGCTTTTAGATTAGCAGCGTTATTCGAGCGCTGAATATGCCCACCAACTGCGAACGGGCCAAGGAGTAATGTAAGGCCAAACCCACCTAATGCAGACTGCTTGGCGATTTCTCCCAAGTCTTCTGCTGCCGCGCCGAACCGGCGCTCAATTACCGATGTGCCGACATCTTGCCCAACTTCAGTAGCAGGTTGCACCAACAGGTTGACACCTAGCCCTTTAGCAAACGGCTTCAGCACACCCGTGTCAGTCATTTGCGCAGCAACGCCTGCGGTTGTTCCACCACCTGCGCGACCGAGCAAAGGCTTAAATAATTTGCCGCCTACGTAAGTAGATAGTGCTTCGCCACCACCTTGCAATGCACCTGTGTAGTACGATGCCCGACGAGCTTCAGCTTCGTCAACGCCTTGAGCGACTAGCTTCTCGTATGTGTCTTGCGCTTGTGATGTACCGAACAACGTAGCTGCTGCTATCGGCATGCCCCCCGGCACCAAAGCGGCTGGCATAGTCGCGGCCACGGGGCCGATTGCTCTCGCCCCAGAAACTAGCGCTTGGCCCATCAGCCCACGACCACGTATATCGGGTGTGTAGTAAGGCTCTTTCTCTTTAGCCTCAGCGGCTAAGCGAGTACCAAGTTCTTTTACTGCACCAGATGGCTGGACAGGTACTTGTGTGGGGGTAACGATGTTTGCTGGTTGTGCACCAGCCTGTGCTGCGGCACCTGTCTCAAGCGCCTCTACAAATCCGGGCAGTTCTCTAGAAATAAATTGCTGCCCCTTGCCGATCATGCTCGGCACGTCCACAGCAAAAGAGCCGCGTAATTGACGGCCCATCTCGCTTACTAATCCGGCTGGCTTTACATCAAGCGCGTCGGCTACATCTTCATAGCGAAGATTTTTGCGCTTGCTATATTCTCTAACAAGGTCTTGGTCAGAAAGAGAACGCAGTTCTCTAGGCGCTCTGCTGCGTAAATCGTCTATTGTGTAGATAGCCATTGTGTTTACCAGTCAGACAAGCCAGTATCCTCACGCCCCATATCGGCGGGGGTAATGCCAAATTTGCGCATAACTTTTATTTGCTGGGCGGGAGTCTTAGCGTTTTGCCACTCATCTGAATCAAGCATTTTAGTTAGCCGCTTTTCCTTAGCTTTATCTTCAGCAGATAAGGAAGGCTTGACTTTCGCCGATTTGAGTCCTTCAGGGAGTTGGATGACACCATCTCTTTGCGGTAGTTTGGAAACATCTAGCAGCACAGTATTGCCGTCTTTATCTATAAATGGCTGAACCGCACCTGCTCTAAAACCACCGCCGCCACCGACGCCTCTTGCTCCGCGCATACGACGATAATCTGCCAAGCCCATATTAGCTTCGATCTGTGACTCAACATAACGGCTCTTCAGCAACATCTCACCAGCAGTCACAGGGTTTCTAGCGCTGTTGACGAGAAAGTCTCTGGCTTCTGTATCGTTACGGAAAGTATGAGAACTAAGCACCCGTGATGGGTCTTCCGCCGATACAAAATCCAGCGCTACTCTACCGTCTTTACCCTTGCGCTTAACTAGGTTGGTAGTTGGGTCAAGCAGTGGGTTAGTGTTGTACTGCTCAATTAATGTATCAACATTACCGCCAGCTTTTTTAATTATTTTTTCAACTTCAATATTGAACGCTTTTAGTTCGTTTTCTTCCACACCTACTTGCTCGGCGATTATTTTATTTAGGACGGCTGCGGAAGGCTTAACTGTGTTTCTTACGTGGTCAAATACTTGCTGAATTGTAGCGCCGGGGTTTTTCTCTTGGAATTCGCCCGCAGCTTTGTAAACATTTTCAGTCTCGACAGCGATTCTTTCTTCTCGCTCAGCTTTGCTAAGTCCAAGTTTGGCCATTTGTTTCGTTAGGCCGTAAGTCTCTTCAGCACGTTCTTCAGCACGTGCCAATGAGCGGAACCGCTCACCCTCGACAGGGCTTTCATACTTGGAGATAATGTCCGCGTAACGGTTCATCAGCGCAGCGCGCTGCTGCGTAGGTGTTAGCCCTTCTGCACCGTATGTTTGGTCTAGATACTGAGTGGCTCCGGGACTAACAGTGCTTTCTGAACCGGGGATAACACCAACTGGGAACCTAGCTGGGCGGAGCATTTCTTCTTCACGAGCGGCGATAGCTTCAGACTGGAGTCTTCGCATATCCGACTGTGGGCCAGTGTACCCACCCTCGCCAATATAGTTGAGACGCTCTGCGTTACTAATATATGGGTAATTTAGTACATCTCTTGGATCAGACGTATCAGGACCTATTGTGTTAAAGCCGCCGCCTTCAGTGGGGGTAAGCCCGCGTACAGTAGCGCCTTCTGGGCCGCGAGTTACAGAATAGTAAGGACGCCCTTGTTGGTCACGAGCTGCTTCTGCTGCCAACAACTGTGCTTCGTCTTCAGCGCTCAAGCCCCTTCTACGGCGAGTGTAAGTCGTAGACCCCGGCTCAATGGTGTACTCATACTCCCCGGGTTGTTCAACTGTTCCGGCTTCTGCGCGCATCTGCGCGCCTTGCTCTGGGGTGTACTTGGGACGCTGCTTATCCGCTTGCGCTGCTTCAAACTCTTCCCGCATGCGGCGTTTGCGATACGCCTCTTGCATACGCGTACCAAGTTCAAATCCTTGCGCTAAGCCAAGTCCAAAGTTAGCCATGATCAAACCTTTTTCATGCTGATGCCAAGGACATCGTAGTTAACCATCTTGTAGCCGTATGGGCTTTCGCTGACAGCTTCTGGGTAATGCTCTTCAACTTCTTGCGCCATCACACCCTGCCAACGTGTATGCGGGTCATCGATGTAGTTGAAGTGGTAGAGGTTCAAATTAGTGCGTGGGTCAACACCGACTTCTTCAATGTTTTCTTTCAGGCGAATATCTGAGAACTTTGATAGCCCAGCGCCAATGATCGTCCCAAAAATATCAGGCTTACTCGATTCGGCTGCGTAAATCTGGCCTTGAGTGCCAAGAATCTGGTTAAGTCCCTGCATACGAATCTGTTGACCTTGACCGAGAATGTTCGCGCCAGAACCGAAGATATTAGCAAACTGATTACCCGGAGCCATAAACGACCCACCAGCAGCGGTACCAGCAGCAGTTGCCTGACCATACGCAGCAGAAGAAGCCCCGGGGAGCCCACGACCTAAACCAGCAGCGTCAAGGCGTCGTGCGTAACCCATCTGCTGTGCTTGTTGGCGGGCACCAGTCATAGCCCCAGCGCGCTGCGCCGCGAGTTGATTGTCAGTCTGTTGCTGCATACCGGCAAAGCGGCCCGACGCAGGATTTACCCCCATCGCTGCAGAAGCGCGCTGAGACGCTTGCTGAGTTAAGCCAAACGCCCGACCTGCGTCAGCAGCGGCTTGCTGCGCCATCTGGTTGCGGTACTCTTCGGTGTTGAACTTCTGAGCTTCAGCGACAAGCCCCCGTTCGACGGGGCGGAACGTCTCTGTCTGGTATTGGTAATACTCTTTGGCTTGGCGCATTTGCTCATCTTGCGCCTGCTTCTGCTGCTCAGCGATTTGCCGTAGGTAAGGAGAGATTTCAGCGTACTGCTGTCGGGCGAAGCCCAGTTGTTCACGGCCAAGTCCGGCCATGATTTGCGCGGATTCTCTACTAGCTTCGGCTACCGGTCGGTAGTCTGGCGCTGGGGCCGATGATTTACCCATTTCTTATCCTTTCGGTAGCCATCTGCACTTGTCAGCCCAGAGGACTAGAAACATCATATCCGCGTCGTCGGCGGCATCCTTCATTACAAATTCTTCTTCGAACCCTAGCTTCTTTTCAAACTCGATTAGTCGTGGCCGGTTAGTGGGGGCGGTGCCTGTGAAGCGCTTTAGCCCTAGCTGCCGGAAACCGTAATCACATAACACACTAAACAATTTGAACACCGTCTTTGACGGCTTGGCTATTGCGATGTGACAATAGGCGTTCGAATTATTTATGTTGTGGATTACAACTCCTGCAACAATCTCCCCTTCCGACTCCACACCAAACGCGTTGAACCCCTCCCAAGGTACGCTTTGACCGACCTGTTGGCCCACCCAATACGCTACGCGGTTTCGGTCATAAAGTACTAAATTTGCCATTGCGTCGTATATATCATACGGGTATTTGCCTGTAAAGATCAGCCGCAGAGGTATATACAAGCAATCTGCTTAACCTCCGTTGGGCTAGAAAACGTCACCGACTCACGGGCTTTGGCAACCGTGATGGCACGGACAATATCGTCTGCTTGCTTCATTCCTTTGCCGGGGGTAGAAGACGTGACAATTAAGTCGCCAGCTTGAATATCGCCCCCTTCGCCGCACACGTTGATCTGCCCTTCGCCTAGCGCGTTGACCGCCATGATATTATAAAGTTGGCAATCTGGCTCATAGTACGGCTGCATGACCTGCACATACGCGTGTGTCTCAGGGTCTTCTTCAAAGCCCTTCACATAAGCAGCAGGGTGAATCTGGGTAAGCGAACGAGGTTCGGCGCAAACTACCCCTAGCGCAGCTTTTTGGTTAGGTGTAGTACTAGACTTGACCAGTGTGATGGCAGACGAGATTCCGTTGCGGCGTATTACTTGGGTGTCGATAACGATGTCGCCAACCGTGAATGTGTCGCCGAGTTCAGTCAGCGCATCGTGGGTACCGGTAAACGGACCATAGTTAGTGCCCGCGCCATCAGCGTAAAAGTCATAGCCGTTCGCAGCGCCAACTAACCCAGCAGTATTTCCAGACCCAGTACCATTAGTATTCACTCCACGTACAGCGTGGTTGGAGCCACCTGCGGAAGACGCCTGCCCTCGAATGGATTCATTAGAAGAAGACACACCATAAACACCGTGGCTGCTACTAGATACACCATAAACACCATAGCCAGAAGTAGCTTCGCCGTATACACCAGCAGCGCCTGTGTTTACTCCCCAGACTGCGGGGCCTGACAAAGTTGTGCTGTTTACTTTAAGAATAGAACCAAGCCCAGAGCCACCGGCCTGTAAAGTAACTGTTGCCCCAGAATAAACTTTTAGTGTGTTATCTGAAGAAGCAAGTTCTACGCGGGTTCCTGAAGAAGCAGTACGGATCGTACCGCCAGTAATCGTGCCACCAGTCACAGTCAACGAAGAACCATCCCACGTCATGCTGGTTCCGCTGGTGCCGATAGAAAACTTATAGGTTGTGCTGTCGTAGCCTAAAAAGAAACCAGTGCCTGTGTTGTACCCAGTTTGCCCACCCTTGATGTGAGCTAAAGTATTTAGTGTCAGCGCGCCGCTAACAGTCAAAGAACCTGTGTTTACAGATAAAGCGCTTAGGGTAGACGCTGTGATTTGATTAGCTTGTATAGACCCTGCGTAAATAACACCAGCACCGAGAGTGCCCGTTGTAATCTTATCTGCGGTAAGACTACCAATCTGCGCGCTGTTAATCGTAGCGTTGACAATCGATGCGCCGTCGATATACACACCGGGAGGAAGCGTATTGCCATTTAGTGTGATCGAGTTTGTAAGTACTGCAAATGGTACGCTGCTAGCGATTTGCCAAGTCACAGAGCCATCGACAACAGTCGTACCTACGTTGCCTGAGATAGACGGCGCAGACGCACCAGTCGTACCTGCTACTTTGCAAATAAGAATCTTGGTAGTAGTCCCGCCGATCTTTACCGCTTGGTTGGCAACATACGCAGTATTAGCTACCCACCCGGGAACAGATGTCACTGGTGTAGTAACTGCAAACCGGTCTACGTTGACGAAGAAATCCGAAGTAGCAACGCCGCCATCAGCCAGCGTAGACATCAACCCAAAGCCAGACAAGAAGCCTGAGTTGTTCATCTTGACCATATACAGATTACCTATGTTGGTAATCTCGGTCGTGTTGTCGTTAATCTGTGTGTTGAGCGCAGCGCTAAGTTCGGAACTTGTAATCGCACCGGTCAGTACATCCAGCAAATATGCTGGGTCATTCCCAGTAGTCCCTACCGTACCTAATGAAGCATTATATTGGCCGATGTTATCTAGCTGATTGACAAAGCGAATCCAATAGTACTTAGTCGCAGCAGCACCTACGTTATCTACATACACAGTGCCGGGGGCTTGCCCGATCATCACAGCCGTAGAAAGATCGTTAGTACTCGCGCTCCAAACTTCCGTGTAAGCATGCCCTTTATAGCGAATAGGGTCCCACGTCAGAATAATGTTTGCAAGCGCTCCCGACGCAGCCAAGCCAGTAGGCGATGGAGGTAGTTCTACAGTAGTGCCGTCTATGGGCGTAGTAATTATGCCGTTGGGTGTAGCACCAGCAATCCCACTTCTTACAAGTTCTTTGGCAGTAACGTATCTGTCCAGCCCACTAGTAGTCAATATCTCACGTACACGATCTAAGAACGCGCGTAGATCAGGAGGTATTGGCGAGGAAACTGAAGGTAACTTAGACACCTGCAAGTTCCTCCACAGACTGCCCGATAGCTACCGAGAAGACTTCGTAAGGACCTTCGATTTGAAACTCTAAGTCACGCCCTTCTTTGACAGGCAATCTGAACGTATCTCGTGAAGTGACTGTTTGTGTATGGAACAGCGCACCGTCCATGTAAAACTTCATCGTCATCGGATAGGCTTCTGCTTCCAACGTAGCGCAGCTAAACCCAGTAACTTGAGGTAGCGAAAACTTCTTAGACCGCCATGTGTACGACTTTGCGGAACCACTTAGCCATTTCTTGAGCGAGCGGTCGCTGAAGCCGAGGTAGAGTTGGTCACGCTGCAAATCCGTGTAACCGCAAGTAGCGTAAATGTCGTGAAGAATAAACTGCCCAGAAGTAAGATCATAAACAAAGCCGCCTGTAGTAGTACCATTATCGTAAAAGCCAATGTATTTCAGATCGTGCATGTACCCGTGAATCGATGTAGGTACAAAGTAGGATTGCCATTGCGCACGGGTGAAGTAAGTATCAGTAACAACTTTAGAGCCGCTTGGAGTTAGTACCACCAACCCATCAGGGCTGGCGTACATCACAACACCATTGGCGCTGACAATACTGCGCTTCGACGCGCAAGCTTGTTCAAGGTCAGACTTGACCAACACCATTGTGTCCGGGGAAGTACCCTGCAAGAAATACGGTGTACCAGTGGTCAGCACGGCGAGCGTGGTATCCATGCGGCCAAGCCCAACGACAGGGTAGTCAACGGTCTGCACATACTGCAGCGGCCAAGCGTGTGGGTGGTAGGGGTCGCACAGATAAACATCGCGGCCTACGAAACCAGCCATAATGCCGTTAGGTAGGTTAATCAGCCCCTTGAGGTTTGCAGGTGGTGGTAACCACGTAGCTGATGGCAGTTCTTCAGACAATTCATCTGGATTTTTTGTGTCTGTGTAGTTGGCCGTTGCTAGTGTGAGTTCTTCGACGAACAAATACACACCGTTTACCGTACGGTACAGCCGCTTATGTGTAACGGTATAACCAGAAGCCGGAGTGCCAAAGCCGCTAATTGTCACCGACTGCCCATCATGGACATCGACGATCTCTGAAGCAGGTGACGGCGCGGATTCGAACTCGAAGCCAGATTCTTTGTTTACCCATGTATACACGTACACACGAGACTCAGTAATGCTAGGGGCTGCAATAGTTCCAGTGCCAGACATCTCAGCGTATGTAGCGACTGATCCATAGTTACCACGCCGTAGTCGCAAAGTCGCAGACGTGCCAGTAGCAGTGGAAGACACCACAGCAATCGGTGAAACCGAACCATAAACAGCTACTGTGGCTGAACCGCCAACAAGCCCAGCGACGTTTGATGCAACAGACGGAGAATAAACAAATTTACGAGATTCGCCGTCGTTAGTTACCGTGGAGAGATAATAAGTCTCCATGGAATCAATATTGGTTTGCGTGAGAATTATCGACGCAGGAGAAGCAGAATCTGAGTTAGTCGCGCCGTACTGAGAAGACTCAATCAGCGCGCCACCAGCCGTCACATACCGTGCGTAAGCAATACCGTCGTTGTTGCCGATACCTTTAGTATTTGGTTTGAGCACAAGCACACTACCATACGCAACAGCGGTGAAAATAGGCCCACTGTTATACGTAGGAATGATGTTGCCGTTAGAAGACGCGTTGTATAGTGGGCTAACTCCTCCCGGGTCTGGATTAGATGGGTAACGGGAATATGAGAACGTAAATACTGCGCCAGCTAATGCAGAAATAATTACGGTGTTACCAACCGCGCCAACATAAATAGCGTCTTGCCCAGCAACTTGTTGGACTACCGCCTGCATAGCAGCGGCGAGTGAAGCGGCAGTGTATGTATTGGTCGAACCAATTAGTCGCATGATAACCGTAGGAGAACCACCGATTGTCATGGATACGTCCATGTAATGCCCAGTACGGACAGCGGCAACCTCTGCCGCTGGAAGAATGATCTGGCCGTAGATAAGCGCAGCAGCTACATCTGCTGGGCCAATACCATCTTTGTTGACCCGCATACTAGCAATATCGCCGCTAATGTATTCACCGTTGGTCGATATGGAGACATCGATCTTGTTGCCAACGTCGTACGAATTTATTTCTTGGTCAACAATATAGATTGGATTAACGGTGTTGGCCGCACCATACTTCAACGTACTATCATAGCCCGAATAAGTAAACGCGCCGTCCTCATCAGTTTCACTACCAGTGCGGATTCGAATACGTAACTTAGCTGTCTCGCCAGTAGCAGTTGTCTTGACAAGAACTTCTTCACCAACAACTGTAGCGGTCAAGTCGGCCCGCGCGTCTAGCGCAGCAGCTACTGTGGCTTTTGTGTTGTTAGCAATAGCGACGTTGGTATAGGTAGCGCCGTCGTCGATGCTGTAGTCGATGCCGTACGTTGAAGAAGCCAGTTTTAAGTTTTCCGCAGTTATGTACACCTCTGCTGGATCGGTCGCTGGATCGTATGGACCTAACGAAGTAGTAACTGTTGTTGTCGGCGCTGGAAGTCCTAGCGCGCGGGATACCGCTGGGTAATTAGAACTAGATAGCGCGATGGTGTTGTAAGTTGCTTTAGGAGCACCATCACCTGTATAGAATGTCCACTCAGATTCATCCCCTGCGATCTGGCTACGGCAAACATCTACGTCAGACAACCAGTTAAACCAGTACTGTGTTTCCGAGTCTACGTCTTGGCCGTAGCGATAGATCGTGCGTGGCACACCTTGCTTAGATAACGTGACTAAAGACGCGCTAGTGTCAGCCAATGGCTGAATAGAACCAGAGAACACAGGGCAGTTAATCGCCACCTGCGCTTGGGAATCTTGCAGGTATCTAGCCGGGGTCTTTGGTGAAATCCCAGCGAACGACTTAATAACGAGTGCTGCCATAATGAATCCTACCTTCTAGAAAGTTCTTCCCGAACTTTAGCGTACTGTGCTTCACAAACCTCTAAGGCTTTGGAGAGCTTGGCGGCGTCGGCACTGTACCCTGCAAGAAACTCTCCATCTCGCCTTGCCAGTTCCGCGCCGGACGCTCCACTACAAGCGGGGGTGGAACTGGACACGGCACCTTTGTCACTGGAGCGCTCGGGACGCTCCGGCCTGTTGCGCAGGCTGTTAGACAGAGTAGCAGCACGGGCGCTAATTTCCTGTATCTCACGGTCTTTCTCCTGACGGATATTCTCCGCAGCCTGTTGCATATTTTGCTCTTTTTCTCTGGTAAGTTCTATCTCTTTCGCACGGTCCTCGGCAAGTTGTCGCATCTGGTTATCCCACTGCTGCTGGATAAACGACTCCCCTGCGCTATACCCTTTGAAATAGCCAGCCGTCGCTGCAGCCATCACAGCGACGAAACTTCCCATTAAGAAATAAGGATTCATTTGGTCGGTACTTTGGTTCCGTCGAGCTTCTTATGAACCTTGATTTCCTTGCAGACCTGAACCTCTTTGCCCTTGCGGTCTTTTTCCTTGTTGCAGACTTTCTTAGTCTCAGCAGCGTGGATTTGGAAAACAAGTACGGTGCTCGCCAAAACGGTAGCAAGCATTCTTAGGGCGAGTAGTTTCATGTGATCTCCGGGTGGGCTGGTTGGATAGGAGCGGGTTTACCACCATAGCCTGCGACTACTGGTGGCACAGAACTAATAGGATCAATGGTTGGCTCCATGCGCTGCACGGGAGTATGTGTAGGCGATGGGGCTTTGGGTGCTGGTGGCTGTGGGTCTGTCCAATCGCTTGCCTTGCTAACCCCCGGTGGTGGGTCGATCAGCTTAGCTACGCCGTCCTTGCCCTTGATCGCCAACAGAGTCGCCAAAGCACCTAATATGTACTTGCTCATGTCTGACAACAGCATGAAGAACTGCTTGTCAGCAGGGGCGATGCCCACCATTGGTTGCGTTACAAAAACGACACTGTACATTGCCAAACTTGACATCATCAGCAGAACAACACAGAACGTCGCGCCGATGATTAACTTAATGATGCTATCGATATGGTCAGGCGTCCATTTCATTTTTGTTCCTCCGGCTTGAAGTCAGACGCGGGCACTAGCTGATCAGGGCAGGTACCAGTCAAGGCACATTCTGGTCGCTGGCATTCTGGCTTGTTCCAGTTCTTGTTGGACTGACACGGGTAGCGGAAGCGATCTTCGCAGCCACTAAGCCATACGAGTGTCAGAGCCAAACATGTTAAGCGCCACTTCATAATGATGCTCCCTATCTGCTAGCCCGATATACCCACCGTTGATCTTTAGCGTCATCGTTTTGATGTCACCCTCATCGGCGTATTTGTTCAGATTCTTAGTCTCCCAGTACCAGCATGCGCTCTGCGCCGCCCCTTCGAATGTCTGCAAATATTCCGAGGCTTGGTCTGTTGTGATGTCTAAAGAAGCAGCGAACCAAAAATAGTTATCCTTGCCAGTTAGCTGTATTAGACCCCTGCCCTTGTACTTGGCTCCATGTCCAGACGCTTCATCACCGTTACCCATGCGGTTTGCGTAGACACGGTTGGCTATCTTGTCCGGCTGTTTAGCGTACGCCTGTGCTTCTTCGGGGGTCTTAAAGTACTTGGGAAACGTCTTCAGCAGCCCTGACGCGCTGTAGTTCAGGTTCTCAGTCAAGAACACAAAGCCGCCTGACTCGTGCGAGCACTGGGCTAGAAACGCTGCAACGCGCTTCGGAGTGTTGATCTGATATTCGTCGAGGAGGGATTTGCCACCAAGCTCTGTCTGGGGGCCAAAGAGTGTGTCATACCATTGCTGGGCGTACTTGGTGTGGGGAGCGAACTTCTTAAATTGTGCGAGGGTAATCATTTGCCGTACATCCTCTCAACTTGTATTTCTTTGCGAAGCTCTCTCATCTTCCGAACTTCATGCACCGCCGCTTGAGTGGCGTAGTACATGTCGTAGTACATAAAGGCTAGGATCGGCATGATGATGAAGAACATCAGAAGAACGGCCATCACTACTACGATAAGTGACCAAGGTACATCTTCTGTGCTGCGCTTCTCATCGTTAGCCACATTAGCCCCACCGCCCATGCCACTACGAAAACTACTGCTGAAACCCACGTTATTTTTGCCCGGAGTTCCGCTATTCTTTTTTTGCGTCGCCATCTTGCTATCTGAGCTAACCTCAGTTCCTCCGCGTGGGCTTCCTCCTGCTCGGCAACGATGCGTTGCCACATAGCTTCAAACTTACTCCAAAGCGCGCCCAATTCTGGCGGTGCTCGGTACGTCATGGTTTCGCGTATCTCAACCAGCATCGCGTCTAGCCTTGCCGTGATTAGAATACGTTTTAGCGCTCTGCGCCCGATACTCTCTTCACCTCGGTAGACCTGCTTGGCTTCTAACTGCTCCTTTAAGAACAACTTGCTGATTGCATCGTAGCTGTCCATCAACGCGCCCAACTGATTACCGATGTCGGTGAATATATCGTTGGGATCAGCTTTGGCTATCTCCTGTACACGCTGGACTTCTTCGTGGTACTGCTGCTTCTGCGCTGGAGTAGGATTGCCACCTGTTGCTTTTTCGTACTGCTGCTTCAGGTCATCTAATACTTCCTTTACATCCCCCGCAGCGCCTTTAATTTGCTTGTAAAGCTCACAACCCTTCTTAACTGCGGCGACTGCTGCATTTGCTGCGGCTAGAAGAGTTAGCGGGTCAATTTATTCCTCCGTATCGTCCTTGCGCGTTACGTCTTTATATATCTGATAAACCTTATGGCCGATCAACAACACGGTGTAGATCAACGTCGCCCACAGAACAAGCTCACTAACCTGAATGCCCATGACGGTTGCCAGCGATACAGTCGCTGGTGGGGCAAGCTTTGCGGTAATAGCTGCAGCGCTTTCAGTCGCTTGATCCGACGAGTTCATCACTACACCTTTTCCTATAAAACGCTACGTTGGAAACCAACCGCTCGTCTTCCGGCTCAAGCTCTACAGCAGCTTCACCATACATGAGCGCCTTGTCGTTCAGGCCCAGATTATATGCAGAAACTGCTGCCAAATCGAAGGGTTTTGGGCCCCATACGGAGGGGTCCATTGTATACACCGCTTGTTTATCTTTGATGGTAAGCGCTCGCTCGGCGGCTGACAAGCATTCTTGCCAATTTGCTTTCGAGTAATAATACTCTGCTAACTCTACCCAAGGCTCCCGGGTGTTGGGCGCTTCGTCTGCTGCCTTCTTGCGCCATGCGAGTGACTGAGATTCGACCCCCAGCGCAGCGTAGCTTTTGCCCAATAAGCGCATGGCGTAGCATCGCTCGTTCGGCCAGTTGGCTTTGGGATTGTCGAGATACTTAAACAGCGCCACTACTGCTTCGCCCCACATGCTGTAGAAGGTCAACTCACGGGCGTAGTAAAACGCGTTGCGTGGGCAGAAGGGGTCTTCAGTTACCGCTAGCTTCAGTAGGTCTAGGTACTGCCCACGGCTCTTGGTCGGGTCTGGCAAGTGACGGACAAGTAGTTTGTCTGTGTGGGCGTAGACCTCGGTAATCCGTCCGTCTGGTACAGGGTACTCATGCACAGGGTGGTGCCAGTGGTAGCCATGACGGTGGTGGATTTTTTCGTAAAAGAAGGAGATGCCGCAGCCCCAGTCGAACTTATAGCGCAGCCGCGTGGTGTTCTCTTGCCATACCCGCTCGATTTCTTCACGCCATCCGGGTTCCATTACCTCGTCCAAGTCCAGCGAAATACAGACATCGTATCCCCGGGGAATCAAGGCCAAAGCAGCGTCGCGAGCACGATCAAAGCGCCAAGGTGACACACAGATATCATGAACAACAGCGCCATTTTGGCGAGCCAGTTCCACTGTTTCATCGGTAGACCCCGTGTCGGCTATCAACACCAAGTCGGCGTCTTTCGCCGACTCACAGAACCTCTGAACAAACTGTGCTTCGTTCTTACTGATCGCGTATACGGCTATTTTCATAATGTTTTTAGAAAGTGATTGAGCCAGAACCAGTCCACGTATAGATACGATACCCACCAGAGGTTGTCACTGTTGGGCTTCCTGTCGTAGCAGAAGCAAAGTTATAAATGTCTTGATAACGAATGATGACAACACCGGAACCGCCAGCCTTACCACCTTGGTTATTTCCACCGCCGCCACCGCCACCGCCCGTATTCGCGGTGCCCAATACAGAAGCAGTTGATCCAGCACCTTTACCGCCTCCACCAGCACCACCAGCACCTTCAGTACCCGTAGCAGCACCGCCGCCACCGCCGCCAGCGTAAGTTACTGAGGAACCAGAGATAGCTGAGGCTGTGCCAGCACCGCCGACACCGCCGACACCGTTTGTCGCAGTCGCACCAACAGCGCTTGCTCCGCCGCCACCGCCGCCATAACCGTTCGATCCGTTACTAAATGCGTTGCCACCATTGCTGCCCTGTGATGGAGATACCGATGGGGTGTTACCAGAGCCACCGTTGCTTGCACCTGCCGAACCTGCCGAACCACCACCGCCAGAGCCCCCGTTACCGCCCAAAGTAGTTCTTGCGTCAGACCCAAGACCACCGCCTGCTGATGTAATTGAGCTAAAGACAGAGTTCGAACCAGCAGTGTTAATAGCACCGCCGCCGCCCACAGTGACTGTCAGCGCTGACCCAGATGCAACTTCTAGTGTGCCTGTTCTAAAACCACCAGCACCGCCACCGCCATGGCCTTGAGTGCCTGTCGATGAACCGCCGCCACCGCCACCGCCGCCGATGACTAAATACTCGACTGAAGTAGGTGATGGTAATAAAGGTGTTGTTGAAGAAGTATAAGTGGTATTCGCGATAGTAAAACTAGTAGCAGCGCTTGTACCTCCTAAGTTACTAGCAGTAAAACTACTATTTGATAAAGTATAGGTCGTTGGTGATAGGCTAGCAGAAGTTGTGCTGTACGATACAGACACTCCACCGACTGTATAAGTTCCTGTTAAAGACCCGTCAGAAGGAAATTTTATAAACCCGATATTTCTTAAACTAGACTCCGTTATCGCGCCAGTAGCGTAATAGTTATTAGCAGCATCGGTGGAAAAAGTTATGTCAGCCGCAGGGGCAATTCTCGCCCACTGTACAGCACCACTAGGATTAAGTTTAATTACTCTGGCGCCAAATGCTATTATTGGATTGCCCGTTGAATCTAAATATACTCCACACTCACCACTAAAGCCGCTCAAAGTATATTGCCATACAAAGTTACCAGAAGAATCTAATTTTCCAACCCACGGTGTGTTATTCGCAGTTCCAGAAATATAAATATTGCCAGATGAATCTACTGGGCACGCGTTTAAGTTTGTGGTGGTAGAAAGAACATTACTTTGTTTCTGGAATAAAATTGTGCCGTTAGTAGCGTTTATTTTTATGATAAAGAACACATTAGTAGGCCCGCGCCCACAAAGATAAAGATTTCCAGAACTGTCGGTGGATACTCCGGTAGCAGCACAAGTATTAGCTGATGTGTAGTAATAGTTAAATATTAAAGTACCAGAAGAATTCCACCCTACTAAAAAAGGGGTGCTTGGCGTCGTAAAAGCAATGCCCGCTACATAAACATTTTCATTGCTGTCTAGAGCCAATGAGTATGCTTCTAGTTCAATCGCTGATAAGCCTATCTGCCGTTCCCATAAAATATTTCCAGCCGGACTCATTTTTACAACACACGCTTTGTTAATATTGCCGGGGGCAATACCAAACCCAATGTACAAATTTCCGCTAGGGCCGATAGCTATTGTTTTATACGCCCCAGAAGTAACATAACTAAAAACTCCGTCGCCTAACCGCTTTTGCCACTGTAGTACACCGTTTTTATTGTACTTAGATACGCCTATCCATTGAACACCACTTGGGCGGACAGAAGAAAATACATATATATTATAGTCACTGTCTACAACCGCCGATCTACCAAATTCTGTTTCGCCAGAAGAGCCTAGCATCCCTATGAATTTCGCCCCAGAATCAATAAACGGTAACGAAATCATGCCGAAGCCACTAGCTGATGCTGCCCCCCTTGTGCTTAGCAATGGCATATCACACCCTTAAGCAAACTTAACTTGTGAAGCAAACACAGTGAACGTAGCGTTCGCTGTTTTAATAATTGTGTATGAGTACACATCAATACTACTTGCATTACCCGCGCTGGGGGCTGCACCGTTTTGCCATTTTGGTGTAACGGATGAACCATCGACTTGAACTGCGTTGTTAAAGTACGCAGTAGTTCCTTGCGTCACCATGAATACGACAGTAACAGACTGGCCTGTAGATAGTGCGGTGTTCAAACTTGTGCCACTCGACGCGCGAAAGTTCACCGTCCAGTTCGCCGAAGCGTTACTGGTGTAGTACAGAACAGATTGCGTGGTTACATCGTAATTGATCGTTCCAGTGGCAGCAGTAGCAGACACAGTTACCGTCTCTGCCGCGTCGTTGAACACGACGGCTATCTTGCTAGACGAACCAATATACGACTGTTTCCCCGTGTAGCTATTATCCGCAGTTGATGTGAGGATGTTAGACGGGGAAATAATTTGTGTCAGTGTGGACATGGTTTACTCCATTTCAACCCACGATGTCGTTGGTTCATCCCATGAGTACATCTTGCCGTCGGTCGGCATTGCAACAGGCGCGATCCACTGGCAAGTATCTTCAACCAGTACCCATGAAGGATATGGCTGTGGTGGGATGAAAGCATCACGCTGTGCGTCGTAAGTAAAGCCGATACCAGCGTAGTTCTTCCGCATGTTGCCGTTGTAGCTGGTCTGTTTCCACGTGCCACCAAACAAACGCTCGCAGAACGCTGCGCCGATATGTTCTTTCTCAACACCATCAGCATCAGAAGTATCTGCGTTACCAACCACAATCACACGCAACACTACATTGTTTGCGTCAAGTTCAGCAAAGTGTGCCATCTATAGCCTCCTCAAATTCTTTCTCTGCAACGCCCATCGCTTCCAACTGTTCTGGCAACCAAATGGTCGGGATGTTGTCCTCAAACTCTTTGATCTTTTCCATCACCCAATACACTTCTTCCATTGATGGGCATGGACGAGGATCATCCCAACGAGTAAAGGTGTTGTTGGAAATCTCCCATTTAGCACCGGGGCGCAGCATCTGCATCGCTACGTCAATGCCGTAGAACCTGTAGATTTTCTTCATAGCTATACGTTGAGTTTGATAATTACGATGCCAGAGCCACCTGCGCCGCCACTAACAGTTTGACCTAATCTAGTGCCGCCACCGCCGCCGCCACCTGTGTTAGCTGTTCCGTTAGAGCCGTTTCCGCCTCCACTGCTGCCAAGGTTTACGCCACCAGCACCGCCACCGCCAGAACCACCAGCCCCTCCACTAATATTTACATAAACTCCAGTGTATGCACCGCCGCCACCGCCGCCAGCGTAAGTTACTGAGGAACCACTAATGCTCGAAGAAGAACCATTACCTCCAGAGCCACCAGTTGTGGTAGTGCCATTACCCCCTGTTGCAGACGCTCCACCGCCACCGCCGCCGCCAGCGTCTAGACCAGCGCCATTACCGCCGTTATTACCCTGTGACGGTGTTGTCGATGGAGTATTTCCAGCTCCACCGGGGCGCGCACTTCCCGCCCAATCAGAGCCACCACCACCAGAACCTCCAGAACCTGCTGTGTTGGCATTTGCACCGCCGCCGCCGCCGCCGCCATTAGAGGTGATGGTAGAAAATACCGAATTGGTTCCAGATGTTCCTACGGTTTCCGTATTACTAGCAGGCCCAGCACCTGCTCCACCGCCACCCACAGTGATCGTGTAGGTGGTTCCAGCAGTAACACTTAATCCAGTGCCAGTTCTAAACCCGCCACCGCCGCCGCCACCAAACAAAGCTGCCCCGCCGCCGCCACCAGCCACAACCAGATAATCAACACTAGTCACGCCTGTCGGGCATGTCCAACGAGATGAGGCTGTGAAAGAAAGTACATTGTTGGCTGGCACTGAGTATTTAATGATGACGATGCCAGAGCCACCACTTCTGCCTTCGCTTGAAATGCCGGTATTGTCCCCGCCGCCGCCGCCACCGCCACCTCTATTGGTAGTGCCAGCTACTGACGCAATCGCCGTAGGCGTTGCGACGCCACCTGATCCGCCACCGCCTTCTCCACCAGTTGCTGCCGTACTTGAACCCCCGTAAGCACCGCCACCGCCACCGCCAGCGTAAGTTACTGAGGAACCAGAAATAGATGACGCTGTTCCGTTGCCACCATTCCCTAGCGTAGTACCACCATTTGACCCAACAGATGACGCTCCGCCACCGCCGCCGCCAGAATAAGGCGGCGAGTAAGCACTCGTCATACTGCCGCCGTTGCTTCCTTGAGAGGGGCTTGTACTAGGTGAATTACCAATACCTCCTGCCGAAGAAGTGCCGCTTACTGCAGCGCCACCGCCGCCTGATCCGCCACTCAATCCATTGTAGTTACCCGTTCCCCCGTTGAATGTTCCACCGCCGCCGCCGCCAGTTGATGTGATCGTAGAAAAAACAGAATCACTTCCGTTGTTTCCTCTTGCGGCAGTGTTGCCAGCTACTGCTGCCCCGCCTGCGCCAACGGTAATCGTATATGTTGTCCCAGCCGTTACAGATAAAGATGTACCTGTGCGGAATCCTCCTGCACCGCCGCCGCCAGCTTGATAGCCGGGACCGCCACTTCCTCCACCAGCGACAACAAGGTAGTCAACGGCAGTCACACCCGCTGGACATGTCCACGAGCCTGATGTTGTGAATGTCTCAATAATTATGAAAGCTGGTGGGAGAGGCCAAACCCCCGCTCCTTGCGCTTGTTGCGCGTACACAAGCGACCAAACCCCCGACGCTAATAACGTCGTAGGTAAGTTTAATGGCCCTATACGTCCGCCATTCCCGCGATTCATTAGCTGATCTCCTCGTAGCTGCAAACGGCTTCGAGATCATTGGCGGCACTCGCAGTTAGTCGCAAGCTATCGCCTTCTTCAAGGTAAATCGCCTTGCTAATAACATCAAGTACTGCGTCCGCAGGGACAACAACGGTACTAACAATTTTGTAAGCAGTAGAGCTTCTGAAAAAATCAACGGTAACCTCAGCAGAGTTAGTTCCGTCTATGTTGCTGACGTAAAGTGCGTTGACCTTAAATACCTTGTTACTGCCGCCGCTATTTGTGACAATCGCAGTGGCAGATGTTCCGACGGCTTGTACAGCAGTCTTGCCCGTGATGGTTGTGACGTTGACGATATTAGGCGCTGCCATAGTTAACCTCCGAAGACAATTGCCATTGCTATGGCTTTACCAGTATTGATCCCAGCTTGCCCACCATTGCCACCTACTTGTGCGTAAGCTTCCCAAGTCGTGCCGTCGTATACAAGCTGTACACTTACCCCGTTGATATTACAAATCAAGTCTTCCGCTAGCCCTGCAATGGTAGCTCCGTTCCTAGCGATTGTCAGATTATTTGTGCCCCACACACCACCAGCATCAGCTATAGCTACTAGCGCCCCAGTAGGCGGGCTAGCGGGAAGCGTTACTGTAAATGCTCCAGCCGTGGTATCAGCTAACACACCCTCATTATTATTTGCGGTGTAGTTAGTAGTCCTATAAACATATTGCAGGGCGTTACCCGTAGGGCCGGTCGGACCTGCTGTCCCATTAGTACCTGTTGGGCCAGTTGGGCCTGCTGCACCATTCGCACCATTTGCGCCAGTTGGGCCTGTTGGTCCTACTGCACCGGCTGCACCACTAGTACCTGTTGGGCCAGTTGGACCTGCTGCACCTGCGTTACCTTGCGCACCAGTAGGACCAGTAGGGCCTGCTACACCTTGATCACCTTGTATACCTTGTACGCCTTGAGGACCAGTTGGACCTACGGCACCTTGAGTACCTTGCGCACCAGTTGGACCAGTTGGGCCTGCTGCGCCTGCGTCACCTTGTGCACCAGTGGGACCTGTCGGACCTGCTACACCTTGAGTACCCTGCGCACCAGTTGGGCCAGTAGGACCGGCTACGCCTTGTACACCCTGTATACCTTGTGGGCCTTGTGGGCCAGTAGGCCCTGCTGAACCTGAATCTCCTTGCGCACCGGTGGGACCTGTTGGTCCTACATTACCTTGTGGACCAGTTGGGCCTGCTACCGTGCTTGCTGCGCCAGTTGGACCTGTAGCGCCAGCGGGACCTGTTGGACCAGCTACACCAACAGACTGTAAAACGACAATTAGCTGATGGTTGTTCGAGAAATTAGTTGTGCCTACGCCACCAGAAGTTGTCAACGTAACTGGCAAAGTTACATAGCTATTAGTAACTACCGTCGGTGGGGCGTTTACTTGCCATTTTTGGTAGTTCGCAGAATTATTTCTATCCTGAAGAACTACCGTGTCGCCTGTCTTTATAAACTCCAAGAAGACATCAATATCTAAGCCACCTTGTTCTAAGTGACTTAGCGTTATCTGTGTCGCAGATATCTGTGTTGCGTTATTCCAATATAGATGCCCATTAGTCGGCACCCCGCTTGTTTGAGTTGTGTCTGCTTGATATTCGTAAAAGCTAGACGATTGTCCATCAGCGCCTTGCGCACCTGTCGGGCCTGTAGGTCCTGCTGAACCTGCATTACCTTGCGCACCTGTTGGGCCCGTAGGACCTGCGGTTGTGCTCGCCGCCCCAGTAGGGCCTGTAGGACCAGAACCTGTTGGGCCGACATCACCTTGCGCCCCCTGTACGCCTTGAGGACCAGTTGGACCAGCGCTGCCTTGATCACCTTGAGGACCTGTTGGACCAGTTGGGCCAGCAACATTAGACGCCGCGCCTGTCGGGCCTGTTGGGCCAGAACCTGTAGGACCTACCGCACCAGCAGCACCTGTCGGACCTGTAGGGCCAGCAGCACCAGCGGTGCCTTGAACACCCTGTATACCCTGTACGCCTTGTGGACCTGTTGGACCAGCGACGTTAGATGCCGCACCTGTAGGACCAGTGGGTCCAGTTGTACCAGAAGTACCAGAAGTACCAGTAGGCCCTGTTGGGCCTGTAGGACCATCTAAACCAATGTACCCGGGGGAACCAGTAGGGCCAGTAGGACCAGCGACGTTAGAAGCAGCGCCAGTGGGGCCCGTTGGGCCTGTTAGACCAGTAGCACCAGTAGGGCCTGTAGCACCTAAAGAACCAGTCGGGCCGGTAGGACCACTAGCAGGGCCAGTAGGACCAGCCGAACCCGCAGGGCCTGTAGGACCAACTGCACCTTGAGGGCCTTGTTGGATAAGCTCAATTACGTCGCTAGACGATGAAACAACTACTTGTATCTGGCTCATGGCTGTTCCTATCGAGTTACTTCCTTGCTTATCTCAACTTGACCTTCAAGTAGTCGAGTAACCACACCAGTTGGGGAAATAACTTCCAAATCATATACACCGCAAAAAGTAGTTAGCGCGGCAGTATCTGTCGCAGATACTAACAAAGTTATTAGCCCGTTAGACCCACCGACCGTAATTCTTCCGTTCTCAGTGGTCAACGCCAAAATAACGTCTGAAGAAGATATAGTCTTACGTATCTGCATACGCGCGGTGTACCCAGTTACATTGACCGCTACCCCAGCCGAGTCTTTCCAAACAAGGGGCTGATTGAATGTAGCGCCTTGCTCTATATAAAAATCGTAAAAACCAGCCGACATGGCAGCTCCTTAAAACGGTCGCATGCGCACATGCAACTGCACATTTCTGTAATCGCGAATCCGCGCGTTGGTTACCGCCTGTTCATACAAGCCTTTGTGCATTGCGGCTTGTTCTGTGTTTGTCCACTCTTTATTAGGGGTACGAGTTATACGATAAATCGCCCCGCTAACAAACGCGTCTGCCCAGCGCTGGTATACAAAACTTGGTATGCCTCGCGCGGTGCGCGATGGCTTTAGCACTAACCGAACAGTTAACGGCAAAGCCGTATCTGGTATGGGGAACAGCCGAATTTGTGTTTCTTGTACAATCCAAAAATGTGTAGGTTGCCCTGTGCGGGATAAATCTTCTGGATTGATAAGACGTTCGTCCGTGTGCTCTATATTGATGTTATCAACTTTAGCCCACAACACAGACTCGACAACAGCACAATCAGTGATGTCGTATAACGCTTGGTTTACAACAGTATTCTGCGAAACTAAGTCTTCCCGCCATAATTGAGTGCGCGAGAAAAAATCTTCTGCTACCGCTGCTAATTCGCGGTTAATGATCTCAAGCGGGCACCCGGGGATATCAGGTGTAATTAGCGGGTGGAGTGCCTCCCAATAGACAGTCGCCATTATCTATCCTCCGGGGTTTCTCTTTCGTCGCTAACATCAATGCCTGTAATAGCACTCATCATCGACTGATAATACGCAGCAGCGCGTTGCGCGTTGCCAGCTTGTTCAACATCCTTGCTGTAAGCGCGATACATCATATAATCAAGCAGCGCGTTAGCGTACGTATCATCAAGATTGATGGTCGTAGTAGTTGCTGGATTAAGCAGTTGTTGTTCTGTCAAAGCATGCGAAGCAGGGAATGTAGAATAAACAATCTCAAGTTGCGCAGTAGCGGTGGCTGGCGGATAAGTTAAAAACTCTTTAGGTAACCTCTTATCGAACATGTATTTCTCAATGTTGATAGAGGAAGGAGTTGTAGTCCACCCCGGCAGTTCGTCATCCATAGTTTGACGACCTACTAAACGCACAGTGCGCTTAGACGACCCAGCAGCTACGTTAGCAATAACTTCAAGTAGCCGTTGGGCGTTCTGAAAATTGCTAATATTTTGTCTGTATCCAGCCGAACAAGTAAAAGTTCCGACCTGCGCGTTCGCGTCTGGGCGGCGGTTGACAATCTCACGATAGCCATCGTTCAGCCAATACTGAAGTTCTGTCGCAGGCCAACGAACTGCGGTTGGGTCCTTTAACAGAACTAGCGCCCTAGTTATCAGGTCTACAACTTTTACTGTCGCCATTTGGTTAGTCCTTAGCCAACTAAGCCAATCGGCTCAGTGTCAGGGGGAGTGGCTTGTTCCTGTACTTCTACGTGGACCACTTCCTCGCTGGTAGTATCAACCGATTCTACTATAGGGGTTTTTGCGGGTCTACCACGCTTACGGGGGCTATCATCGGGCATAACGTCAGGCGCTGCAAGTAGTTGACGGCCTTCTTCAGTAAATACCATGTCGTCGCCATTAAGTTGGCCGAGAATGATCCATTGCCCGTCGAGGCGAACACGCGCCTTGCCTCTGCAAATTTCCCCACCAAGTTTTTCCACAAGATCGTAGACAGTCATCAAGTCCTCCAAAAAATTAAAGGGGGCCGAAGCCCCCTAGTTTTACTACTTAGGCTGGGGTAGCCACAGAGCTGAGCATAGCGATCCAAGTCAGTCCTGTCGAACCAATTTGAATGCACTCTACCGCTTGCTGCTGACCAACCACCAGAGCGGCGTTAGCTGCTGCGCCGTTGATGGTGCCACCGACCGGTGGGTATACCTTGATGTCCTGAGCGGAATCGAGGTTAGCGATAACTACACGCGACTGAGCCGACAAATCAGATGGAAGAATTACGCCATCGTTATCTGCTGCGACTACGGTAACGGTTGCAATCGCGCCAGTGATGGCGGTTGCGCCTGCTTGGGTTTGGGTAGCACCAGCGGTAACGCCGGTTTGAATGCCACCAACAATTGCTGGGAACTGAGTACCTGCCATGATTTTCTCCTAAATAAAGAGGAAGCGGGGGCCGAAGCCCCCGTCTATTACGATGCTGAACCGACCTGAGCCAGAACCAGAGCTTCTGGTTTGACAACCTTGCGACCATAAACTGCCAAGCCGCGAACGATGTCGCCGAAGTCAGTTTGGTTACGCAGAGGCTCAGTCTTGTTGACGGTCATTGCGAAAGCAACGGCGTCTTTGGTACCAGCAATCATGGTACGACGAGCTTTTGCGTTCGACAGCGTACCGCCGGAAGCAGTATCGGACAGGCCAGCTACCAACGATTTGCCAGCAGCGCCCTTCGGCAGCAGGTTCGACACGTAGACCGTGAAGCGGTCCAACATACCGATCTTGCCCGAACGGATGGTGCTCTCTGGGTCGCCAGTGAAGTACGCCTGAGCGATGTTCGACTGCATCAACAGATGACGGTCAAACGGGGAGATCAGCAACCAGCGGCCAGTCTCAGGTACGTTTTGCTCGTCCAGAACCGACGACATACGTAGGATAGCGTTCAGCACGTTAGCAGCGCTCGACTGATCGATTGGGGTTGTGTCGGTGCCGAGGTTGTAAGCAGCAGAAATTGCACCTGCCGAACCACCTTCGTTAGCGTTGACTGGACCCTCAGTCACGAACGAGTTAAAGAACACCTCGTTCTCAATCGAGATTTTCAACTGCTTCGCTGCGTCTTCGGTAAACATGTTCATCAGGTCGATGTCCGACTGATAGCCGAGCACGTCGCTGACTTGAACGCCGAAGTACTTACCCTTGTTGACCTGAAGGTCAGTGTAGATCGGGGTAGGAACTTCATAGCTCAGGTTGTTACCGACTTCGTAGTCGGAGATGCTGATTGATGGAGCCAGACGGATACGCACGGTATCGCCTTGGTTCTTCAGTTCGCCTTCCCAAGTCGTATTAGCGATCTCGGCAAGCATTGTGTTCTGGTAGAACTTAGCGTTCAGCTTACCCGACCAGAGGGTCGGAATAAAGGCACCAGAATAGCTAGGGTTGGTGTTAAACGGCGCATTAGCCGGAAATACAGTAGCCATGACTTACTCCTAAAGAAAGATCAAAGTTGGTTTTCGATCAAGGCTACTGGCTTGCATTACGCTGTGACGCGTCCTGTAAGATAAGCAGCATCGATCTCGGCTTCAAGTTTTTTAGCCTCTTCGAACTTACTGGTACGGGTCAACTCTGCAACCTTCTGGAACATTTTCTCCACATCCCTCGTGGTATAAATTTTTCCTTTCTGGCTGACTGGAGTCTGGGCCGTAGCCGTCCGAGTCGGCTGAATTTGACGTTCAACTTCTGATTGCCGTGTGTCGATCTGAGGGGCCGCTTGCGTATCACGGAACAACTTAACGTAGTACGCAACGCCATCAGCGTCACCACGCGCGTAAGCGTCTTGCGCAACAGTACGACGAGCCGAGCGCAGAATTGGATCAAACTCATCAAGCCAAGCTATCCACTTAGGGTCATTATTGATTTGATCAAAATCTGGTATGAGATACCGCAGCTTCTGATCAAAAGATACTTCCCCAACACGAGAGTCTGTCTGAATGAGTTCATCACGCAACTTTGCGTTTTCCGCAGCCAATGCTTCTAGCCGCGTTTCGAACTCTGCCGCTACTTCACGTGCAACCTTACGCTGTACCTCAATGAGATCAGCACCAAAAGTTTCAACATCAGCATCGGTTACGAGCGATTTCTTGCTAGGTTCCGTGCGCTCAACAGGCTTTTCAGCTTGCTGGGTACGCAGTTGAGTAATCGCAGTTTCAAGTTCTTTGACCTTAGCATGCAGTCTTGGAACTTCAGCGTCGTACATACCTTGTAGGGTACGGTACTTCTGCTGCCACGTTTCCTCGGGTACCTCGCTAGTCTTCGTCTCGTTCGGCTTTGTTTCAGCGTTCGGAGCAAGTTTCTCTTCACTTACAGGCTCTGCTGGCTCTGGAGCGGGTTCTTCCTGTAGAGTTTCCTCGGGTGGAGGTTCCGCGTTCCCAGCTAGCTGCTTCTCAAGTTCCTCGATTTCTTTCAACTGCTGCGCTACTTGCTTAGGCAATGCCATAGTGTTTCCCTTTCAGCTCCAACTCTGCCTCGCCGCTCCTCGAAGGTGTGCAGTCAGACATAATGGTTTGCTACGGTTGATAATCGGCTATTTAAGCCGCTCCAAAACTGAAGGTGCTGTTTCCAGCGCCTCCAAAAAATCTTGCAAAACCTTCGCTTGCCCTTGGAGACGGCGAAGCAGGTGCTCATCGTCAGCGATGACGAGAGAGGTTTTGACTTCTTCCAGCCTTTGTTTAAAGAGCTTCGTCAAGCCTTCGTGCTCTTGGGTCCGGTACCGCGATAACAGACTTAGAGTAGAACGATCTGGCTTAACGCCTATGAAAAGATTCATATTTAAATGGTAAGCACTCCATGAAGTACTTGTCAATAAAAAAGTTTTATTATTTTGAAAACGCGCGCTCTACAGCGGCCTTTACCTTCTTCCAAACGGGCTCTTCAGTGGACTCCAGCCCACCATATCGTAATTGCAACATGCTACTTAGCGTGTTTGCCTGCTGAGGAGTTAGGTTACCCCCCTGATTGGGGTCACGCCCAGTTATTTGCATGTAGTCTTCCATCCATGCCGTAGGATGGTTAACTGCTTTTAGAGAACGCCCTTGCGCAGTAGACGGCCAATGGTATGTATTGTCGTACTTATACAATTCTGGCCTAGCCCCAAGTTGCCATGCCGCCCTGTAGTTATAGTCTTTAGTATTTAGGTCAGGGGCTTCGCCGTACTTCTTTGTGTAGTCCTTATACCAAGGAGACTGCGCTATTTCCTGCTGAAATTGTTGTTCTAGCTCAGGATTCCAACCTGAAGCCGTAGCCTGTGGCGAAATCTTTACCGCTGGGATGCTTAAATCTATTTTTCTACCAGTGCCCGGAGGCATTTTTCTACCCGCGTAAATCCTTGCTAAATCGCGAGGGGATAACATTTTGTCGGTTATGTAGTCACCAGCAAAATCGTCGTCAATTATGTTCTTGTTGCTATCCTTAACCGCGTAGTTAAAGTCGTACTCATCTAATATTTTGTACGCGTTGGCCTTTGGATCGTACTCATACCCAAACTGCCCTAAAGAATTTGCAACAGAGACGTAAGGGCCTATTTTTCCAGCAACTACGTCAGAGGGCTTAGTTACTTCGCTGATGCCAGCTTCTTTACGTAGTCTTTTCTGATCTTCATAAGTAAGGTAGCCGCGCTTACCGCCTTTACGTGAAATCAGATCAGATATTGCAGCCTGTTCTTCAGGGCTAAAATAAGACCTAGTAATAGGACTACGATCTTCTTTAAGTCCAAAAGTATCCAAATAAATTTTATGGGCAGCAGACATTTTTGATTTGTCTGTGGCGGCTAGGTCATACCCCTTAACTAGCCCTGCGGTTAAAACATCAGAAGCCGCCGCCCCCATACGCTGTCCAAACGTAGGCTCTATCTCAATGCCGTTATGGATAATAGGTTTACGTTTGGACTGTAGCCCAGCCATGATTAAATTCCGTTAGGTCTGGGAGATACCATGTTCGACTCCCTGCCGCCTACCTGAGAACCGTCGGGTAGCATGTTCTTGGGTGCTGGTTGTCCCGGCATGCCGCCACCGCCCTGCATGGCTTCCTGCGCTGCGCCCATGAACGTGGCGATCTGCTGCTGCAGTTGCATGATCGTCTCTTGCTGCTGTTGGATGATATCCACCGTCGGACGGTCTGGAACAATGCGGTCTACATTACCCGACAGGTTCCGCGCCGCGTCACGTAGCAGTTCTGCGGTGCCGTTCATGCCAACGATCTGCGAAGCGATTGGGCTGTTCAGTACAAGCTGCAAGAACTCATTGCGACGGATGGCTTCCGACTCCTTGATCACCAGCGACTGAGCGCCCTTAGCGACAACTTTTAAGTCGCCGATGAAGTCTGGGTCGTTGCTGTAGCGCAGATTGTCTTGGTACAGTCGCTCGACGATGGGGATCAGAATGTTCTGGTCGATGTTGCTAATGACCTGCTTGATGCCCTTGCCCGCGTTGGAGATCAGCATCGACAAACCCGACGACGTACGCCCTGCGCCCGCCACGTGTTCGCCTGTCATGTAACGAGGAATCATCGTGTCCTCGTCCGCGCGTTGCGTGAACTTCTCGAACACTGACATCAACTCTTGTGCGTTGCTGTTGGGCTGGAAGAACGAAAGCGGCGGTGCTGAGTCGTTGTACTCGGATGACTGGAACTGCCACACCTTCCACGGATACATCTCAGTGATTTCTTCACCAGCCGGTATGCGGGAGATGTTGACACCCACCTGCGGACCCGACGAGATACCCATGTTGTTCGCCAGCGCACGTGCCGCCGAGTTGACCATGGTCTGCGAGTCACGGCAAAGGTCAGTTACGCCTTTGCCATCAACTGAGCCGGGGAGGTTTTCGTAGCTTGTCAGGAAGTACGGCTTACGGCCTAGCGGGTCGTAGTTCAATACCGCACGAATGACGACGTTGCCGATCAACCAAATCTCGCAAGGGTACGACAACTGCGGGTCAGGAATCTCTTCTGGCTTCATGCCCCAGTCGATCAGCATCTGCCCTTGGACGGTATCCCACAACTGCAGCGCGTCTACCAAGTCATCGGTGTGCAGCGCGTACGTTAAGTTCTTACCTTCTGCGGTTGCCTTCGCTGAGTCAGTCCACAACCACTCTTTCAGGTTGCCCAGCTTAAATTCATCCAGTACCGAACGGATGGCGTCTTCAGAGTACCCCTCAACACCAATCAGCGATTCCAGATTCTCCCGCGTCATTCTATGGCGCTCGATGATGTAACCATCACCCAGCTTCCACGACCACGGTGCCCAGTAGAGCATGAACGGATCAACGCGCTCCCACTCGTTGCGAATAACATCCACGGTGGTTAGTTTGCCATCGACATACTTCATCGACTTGCGCCGACGTTTGACTGGCCCCTTCAACACGCCGTAAGGGAACGTCACGATGTCATCCAAGAACTCATCAAACGCGGCGAGGAAGTTGCCCTCGACCATCTGATCTTCCATCTTGGTTTCCATACGGTCGATGCGGCGATCAGCCTCTGCCTTCATCTCACGCATGGCTTGGTCTTTCATCGCCTTCGCTGCTTCTTCGAGCATCTCGGGCGGAACCGTTTGACCTTCTGCGTACAGCGGCATGAGCTTCGCCGCCATCTTGGCCTGTAGTTGGTTCACTACATCAGGTGGCAACTCCGGCACGGGTGTAGCCTCAAGACTCCACGGGCGATCTGAACCTGTGCCTAGTAACGTATCCCGCAGCCAGCTTGTCGCTGCGCGGCACTTGACCGAGGTCAACTGAATATAAATGTCTGAGCCGCCCTGCTTCTCAATCTCGGCTAGCTTCTCTGGGTCGTACTCGCCGTTGCGCTGGCGCAGCCCTTTGAGCATACGCTCTTCCAACTCCCGCTTGGCTAAGCGGGCGGTGTCCCAGCGGGACTTAACGTGTGCCGCTAATCCTTGAATAATGGGCTGAGCGTTTTGCTCCGCCGCTCGCTTCTTGGATTCGGCCTCCAAGTCGGCCACCCGTGCGACGGGCATGAGTGCAAGACCTGATCCGTTCATGGTATTTCCTAACCGCGATGCGTGATGCCCCTATGTACACTCACGGATGTGACGTGTCAAGGTGCTAGGTATACATATATTGTACGCGCTTAACTTCCCGTCGAGTACTGGACATCGCCACCCCGCGTACGTTCATGTCAATCACACTGTCGGCGTACTGGTTGGCGTCGTGGACGTGGGAATACTCGTTCTTGTCCGGGCTGTCCTCCGACTCGCCATTTTTCTTTATCTTGTACCGATACCCCGATCTAAAGCCTTTGATCAGCATGGTGCACCGGGGGTCTATTAAATACATCGCCTTCCCTTCAAGTTGCTGAGATAGCAACCGCTCGACGGCCTGTATCCGTAGCTCGGGCTTGTTGCTCGGTGGCTTGACGCATTTAAACCCAGCGGCCTTTAACGCATCGACCAGCGTCATCTCGTTCAACTGTGTCTTGGCGTATCCCGCAGGGTCGGGCGCACAGAGCACACTATATCCGGGGTAGTTGTTCGCCACGTGCGGCGTTAACTTGGTTCTGATGAACGTCTCGATGCCCATGTTCTCGGAGGTCAGCTCACCTAGCGTCAGTACGCGTCCACGCGGGTCCCGCTGTTTAAAGACCGCTGCGGGTGTGCGCCCGAAGTCGATGCCGATAATGATGGGATAGTCTTGCGAGTTGATCGCCCGCAGTTCATCTTTGGCAACGTGGAAGTCCCCGAAGAACGATTTCTGATACACCGGCGAGCCGGACAGCGAGCGCCCAAATTTGTTGTGGATGTAAACGTCGATCCAGTCCTCGGTCTTACCCTCGGCTAACGTCGTGTAGTACCCATCGACCAAGTTATCCGCCCAGTCACATTCTGCAGACAAGGCACTGGGCTGCATGAAGATTTTCGCCGTGGTCGGCGGCTCGGACATGTACTCTTCCCAGAAAGTATCTGCGTCCGGCGCGTTCGTCGCCCCCCAGATGTGATGGTTCGGCACTCCCTCGTCAGTTACGCAACCTCCATTGGCAACGGAGGGATACCGCCCAACGCGGCCTTGTAGCGCATTAAATATGTCGGGATGGATTTCGCGATACTCATCGAGGATGCCAAATGAACATTCAAGTGACAAAAGCCGTCGAACGTCGTTGGCATCGTCCAGACCACGAAAGAGCACCTCGCACTCCACGTCATCAAAGCGTAGGAAAAACCTTTTGTCAGTACGCGCATAAGACCCCGCCACCCCTTCTGGGAACCACGTCATGAATGTCGGAATTGTCGCATCTGTGAGCATTTGGTTGGTGTTTCGCACCACGACCGCCCTAGACCTGCGCACCCCATCGCGTCCCTTCCTCATTTTCTTCGCGTGGTACGCAATCTTCATCATGGCAGCGGAGGATTTGCCGCTTCCTACTGGCCCGGATACGAGGGATACAAACGACTCCGACGTTAGAAAGCCCGCTAGGGACTTCGGTGGGGTGTAATTGATCTGATTGCTCATTGCCAGTGGTCATCCCCTGCATATTCATAGCTTTCATCCTCCAAAAACGTTATTTTTGCAGGGGTAGGCGGTGGATTTGCGTCAAAAACCAGTGTTTCTGCGGGCTTTTCAGCGGTCGATGGGAGGTTAATTGTGATCGAAAAACCAGCACCAACAGGCCCAATTTGCCCTGTTTTTGGTTTCAAATCAGCCCATTCGACAAAGTTTTCCGCGATTTTTGAGCGTACAGCCGCCGGTGTATCGGGGTCACGGGCCATATGGTAGAGCGTCGGCAACAAATCTTCCGCTAAAACCTTAGCTTTTGCTGAAAAAGAGAAGCCGTTCGTTCGCAGGTCGTTGGCATATGAATCCACATACCGCTGAAACTGCGGGTTTTTGGCTATTTCGTCGTACTCAGTCTGCGAGATACCTTCGCCTGCAATAACTTCGTGGGTTGGCCGCATCGCCCCCACTTGGTTTCTAGCTATGGCAA